GGGCAAGAATGTGATTTCATCTCTGCTGGTATTGTCGATCCGACCTTAGTAGTAGAAGAAGCGATTACTAATGCAGTTTCTGCAGCTAATATGATTATACTTTCAGAAGTAACCATATACGACACTCTACCAAAATATTCTCCGCCTCCAGTTGAAGCTTATGAGTAAATTTGTACGAGATGTGCCAGATGTGCATCCACTCTCATTAGAATGGATTAACTACTGGCAATGGATAAAAGAGTCCTCTATTGTAGGAGATTGGGTTCAGGGGGAATTTATTCCCCCTTCACTCTTTTTTTATGGTAATATGGGCACTATTAAACTGAACAAAAGCAACTCGAACATCAAATCCTTTGCGAGACCATTACTTAGAGATTTAGACTGGAAAGTCCATCACTATTATAATGCTTGCAGAGGATTTTCTGGTTTTAAGAATGATGATACTTTCACTGCTAATTATCGTGTACTGGATGATTTGTTCTGGCCTATCGAGAAATTAAGAATTGAATTTCCAGATGTTATTAATTCCGATGGAGAACGCAAGATCTTTAGGCACCCGATCACTCTGTTACAAGAACGCAAAGAAGTGAGCATGGGAGCTGCGTTGTTTCAGAATAACATGTGGAATGGCATGGTACTTGGATCTCGAGACTCAGGTAAGTCATATCTTACTGCAGGAATTGTAGCTAAAGAATGGTTGCTAGATGGACAAGATCGCTTAGACATGCCTGCTGAGGAAATTACTTCAGTAGATATTACAGTAGGCGCAGAAGAATCCTCTAAGTCAGCGCTTTTACTCGCCAAAGTAAAAGATATGTTAGATCGTCTTCCCGGAGAACGATTCTTTAATAAGTCCCTCAAGCCTTCTCCGTTACGGAAACGGTATAAAGGTTCTTTTAATACCGGCTCTAATATAGAAGCTACTTACCAAAAGAAGTATGATGGAGGTTGGAAAGACGCTGGTTCTGGGTCTGTGATAAAACATAGATCATTTAAAGATGATGCGTTTAAAGATCAGGGTGCACGTAACTTGATTTTAGTACTTGAGGAAATAGGTCTTTTTAAGTTGCTAAAAGAAGTACATGCAAACACTAAAGACAACCTCAAGAGTGGTCCTGATAAAACAGGTATTCTATGGATGCTAGGTACTGGTGGTGATATGGAAGGAGGTACTCTGCCAGCACAAGAAATGTTTTATAACCCTGGGCACTATCAGATTTTTGAAATGCCGGATACTTGGGAGAATTCAGGTGCCATTGCTTACTTTATTCCTGCTCAAGAAGCAATGAATCAGTACAAAGATGATAATTTAACTACCAAGTATGAGGAAGCCACTGCTTATCTTACTCGAGTACGAACATCTTTAACTAAGTCAGGAACATCTTCTGATGCATTGAATAAAGAAATTCAATATCGACCAATGGTACCTTCTGAAATATTTCTTTCACGTGAATCTGTTATTTTTCCTTCTGGAGAAATTCAGAATAGATTAACAGAAGTTAACAATAAGAAGATCCTTGAACTATTCGAAAAGAAAGTAGAACTTTACTTTGACCCTTCTGAACCATACGGTGTCGGATATAAAGTTAATAATAAGTTAAATGCGATTAATGACTTTCCATATACATCTCCTGATATTGAAGGTGCCCCTGTAATATATGAACTTCCAATCTATCAAGGAGAAGCTATTCGTTCCGATTCCTATATTATCGCTTATGACGCATTTAAAGCAAACACTAATACTGGATCTTCATTAGCTGCAATTATAGTGATGAAAACAAACAAATATCCTACGCAAGGTTTTAGTGAAATTGTAGCTGTTTACTATGGACGTCCTTATATGGGTATAGACGCAGTAAACGAAATACTTTATAAGCTTTCACTTTTTTACGGGAATGCAAAAATCTATTTTGAAAATACTGCAGGTAACACGAAAGATTATTTTCAACGGCTTAAAAGACTCGATCTCTTAGCGGTTCAGCCTAGGTTAGTGCTCTCTAAGAAAACTATGACATCTTCGAATCTTGTTTATGGTTACCCAATGTCTAATGATAAGATAAAATGGGAAGCTTTACAGTACGCACGGTCATGGTTGCTAGAAGATCGAGGAGATAATATTAAGAATATAGATCTTATAATGGACCGTTACTTACTAAAACAGTTGAAAGCTTTTAATCTTAAAGGCAACTTTGATGCTGTAATGGCTTTTGTAGGATGTATTATAGGATTAGAAGACATGGCTTCATTTACACTTACAGCAATAGAAAAAACTCAAGCTTCACAATACGAACAAGATATATCTAAATTTATCACACAGAATGCAAAAATTTTTAAGACAACGCCTATCATATCGGGAGAAGACTACGAACGATTTTGAATGGGCAAAAAGAGTAACCGATTACATACTTACAGATTTCAGTTCTACAATCTCTAGACCTTATTCTGAAGAATATAAACGTAAACTCGTTAACTACCAATTATATAATGATATTGTTAATCAAGCAGATTTCGAAAAAGAATGTAATCCTCTAGGTCTTCAAGTCGATTCTTTTAAAGAAGAAATTAAAGCTTATAATAAAGCTGCTAATAAAATTAATTCCTTATTATCTGATGAAATGACTCGTGCATTTGATTGGAAAATTGTGCTTACCGATACTGCAGGTATACGCTCCAAACTTCTTTACAAAGACAAGTTAGTGCAACAGTTTGTTCTTAACTCACTTCAAACAGCTATCCAAGCTGTTACCGAAACTTTTGGCAAGGAGATGATAGACCCTGAAATTCCAATAGTAGACCCAAGCGAAGCTGATAAGTATATGTCTTCTAAGTACTTGGACAAACGAGAAATTGCAGCTAATAAGTTACTTAGTTATTATTATCGAATGCTAAATATTCCTATAATTAAGAACGATGGGTTTAAGCATGGGCTAATCGCTGGAGAAGAATTTGCTTATGTTACTTATGTAGAAAATGCTCCTATTATTCAAGTACTTAATCCACTTGGAATGATTTACTATAAATCTCCTGATGTAAAGTATATTCAAGATGGTACGTACGCAGGATATAAAACATACATGACTCTTTCTGATGTTCTCGATACTTACCAAGATTATTTATCTGATGAGCAAGTTGAAGAACTTCAAAGTAAGTTTTCTTCTTCAGGTTCTTCTTTAAAGTGGGAGAATCATATGAAATATAATTATGATAACTACTTAGCTTCTTTTAATCAAGGTAATACTGAAGGGCAGTATTCTTCTGGTAATGACATTAACATGGTTGCCGTACAACACGTAGAATGGAAAACTCAAAAGAAAGTTGGCTTCCTTACGTTTGTTAATGAATTTGGAGAAGAAGAAATAGAGATTGTAGCGGAAGAATACCCAGTGCCTAAAAATGCTCAAAAAGAAGTTGTAACAGAAGCATTTAATCGAAAGTGCGAATATTATTACTGGATGGACCCTATTACAAAAAGCCCATTTAAGATTAAGTATTCTTGGATAGATGAAGTATGGGAAACTACTAAAATTGGAAGATCTGTTTACTGCAAAATTGGACCTAAGGAAATACAGTTTCGTTCTATGGATAATCCAACTAAGGTTAAGTTAGGCTATCACGGAACCACTTACTCTTCTATGAACGCTCGGCCAGTAAGTGTTATGGATCGTATGAAACCTTTTTTATATCTCTATTTTATAGTAAGTAATAAACTTAGGAAACTCATAGCGCAAGACAAAGGACCTATTTACCATTTTGATACATCAATGGTAGATCCTCAAATTGGTTTAGAGAAAACTCTTTATTACTTAACTGAGTTAAATATTGACTTTTTTAATCCACTTCAGAACGCTCAGCAACCTGGAGCTGCTCAAAGAGGTAAGATAGCAGGCGTTACGAATATGTCTACTGCTTCGGACATTAATAATTATATCATGTTACTTCAAGATATAGACCAGCAGTTAAGTGATGTTTCTGGTGTTGCACGTGAGCGTGAAGGTCGAATTGCTTCTGATCAAGCTGTAACTAATGCCCAATCTAATGCGAACAATTCATCACTTGTTACCGAAGTGTATCATTCCACACATGAGAAATTGTGGGAAGAAATCTTAAACTCTTTCATACAAATAGCTCAGTTTACTATTAAGAATAAATCTGTTATTAAACAAGCTATCCTAGATGACGGTTCTATTCAAGTTTTAGAGCTTACTCCAGATGATGTTGTAAATTCTGACTTTGGATTATTTGTTTCTAACAATTATCAAGACGTTAAAAAATTCGAAAAGCTTGAAAATCTTTCGTTGTCTTTACTTCAAAGTGATCGTGCATCTTTCTCTGATATTATCAAAATGTTTGATGCTAATTCTATCGCTTCTCTTAAAGCTGAGATTATTCATTCTGAGGAAGCTCGCAACAAAAACGATCAAGCTCAATCACAAGCTCAAATGCAATCTAATGCAGAACAACTTGCCGCTGCCCGTCAACATGAGATTATTCTTAAAAACATGGAACTTGAAGCAAAAATCAAAGTTGCAGAAATTCAGTCTTTTAGTTTTGTTAAAGATCAAGACTCTAATGATAATGGGATCCCAGATCAATTCGAGGTTGAAAAATGGCAAAAAGAAGTAGAACTTAAGGAACGAAAGCTCGATCTCGAAGAGAAAGCTATTAAGCTCCGAAATAAACCCGCTAAGTAAAAAATATCCACTTTAATTAAAATTACCTTTGCATGAATATTGATGATTTTTTCGAACCAGATGAGTTAGATAATACCCCAGATGTAATAGATGAGATTACATCTGATGAACCAGCTCCCCCACATACAGAACTTGAACAACTTACTACAGAAGAAAAACCTAACTCTATTGAGGAAATAGATGAGACAGCAGTGTCTTATTTTAATTTTCTTAAAGAATATAAAGTTTTGAACACGAATGATGATTTTGAGTTCGATGGTTCTTCAGATGCTATTGAAAAAGCTTTAAACCAAACTAGAGAGAACACTGTTAAGCAGGTGCGAGATGAGATATGGAATTCACTCCCCGAAGACTTTAAACCGCTTCTAGAGTATGGGTTAAGCGGTGGTAACTCGCTCGAATCATATCTTTCAGCTTTTACACCGATAGATTATGATAATGTAGATATCGAAGATACGATATCTCAGAAACAAGTTATTACGGAATATTGGAAACAGCATTCTAACTATACTGATGAGAAAATTGCAAATATGATCTCTAAATTAGAGAGGTCAGATTCTTTGCGGGAATCGGCTGAAGAAGCTTTAGTTGATCTTAAAGAATTTAAAGAGACACGAAGAAATGAATTCCTTTCTAGGCAAGCTGAAGCAGTAGCTTCTGAGAAAGCAGCAATAGCTGCCTCCACTCGAGCATTAGAAGATGCAGTAACTTCATATACTGATGACTCCAAAAGAGTTGATCGGTTGAAACATTTTATATTTACCCCAATACGTGAGAACAATTCTACTACTACAGAGTTCTCTAAAGTCCTCTCTAACATAGAGAAAAATCATACCCATTTGATTCAATTAGCTGATATCCTTGCGGATTACAATCCTAATACAGGTTTCAGCTTTGATCGCATAAAGAAACAATTAAAATCGGAATCAGCAAAATCCTTTAGGGAACTGCTAGATTCTAAGTTACAAAGGAGCCCAATTAAAGGAAATGAACAGCGGCAAAACGTTGCTGAAGAACTTGATTGGGACACAGTTTTTGGAAAATAATTATAAATGGCAGTTCCAACATTAAGTACAATTATCCAAAGACGTGATGGTTTCGGTGGTAGTGATATCAATAGCAAATATCTTGCTACTTCATACGACATCCGCCCACACGTTTTTGAAAATCAAATCACACGTATCTTCTCCGCTACATCTAATCTATACACAGGCAAATTGCTTGCTAATATGACAATGGGTAAAGCTGATCGCACTATTGAAATTCCAACTGAAGTTTACCGTTGGACACTTGCAGGTGCTGAAGAACGTATTGCACGGGTTGTAGAAAACCTTGAGTCTTCTAACACAACTCCAGGTATAAACCTGACTACTGTTAAGGTTAAACTTGACCTTGACTATTACTCTTCCCCTGACGTATTATTCGGTATTGACAATGAGTATCCTTGGATGGTTATTGATAAAATAACTGACGGTACTGGCACTATCTACACACTGAAACTTCAGACAGACAATCCAGCTATCTACGCTCCAGCTTCTCTTTTCGAAGTAGGTGCTGAGTGGAATAAAGTTTGGTCTTCTGTTGCTTCTGAAGGCAATGGTGAGTTCGGTACTCAACAGTACTCTAGCTCATTTAAACTTGAATCTCAAGTTGGCGCTTTCGCACAACGTTATTCTGTAACTGACAAAGCTTGGAGAGAAGATGGTCGTTTGGAAGTTAAATTCATGTATACTGACCGTGATGGAAAGACTAGCGTAGCTAATCGGTTCCTTCCTTATGCCGAAGCTAAAATGTGGGATGCTTTATATTCCTCTATTGAAGCTCAGTTAGTATATGGTAAAAAGCACACTTCTGTAGCTACTAATGGTTTTTGGAAGAAAACAGGTAGCGGTCTTCGTGAGTATATGAAAGACTCTTGGGTTCAATACTACAATGGTGCACTTTCTATTTCCCAACTTAAAGATTTCATTCTTGACATTCAAATTACTCGCGTAGGTGAAGAGTCACGCAAATTGGTCCCTGTAACAGGAACACTTGGTGCTCAGTTATTTCACGATAGTTTGGTATCTATTGCTAATGGTTATTTGACTGTAGATAGCCACTTTATTAATGCAGTTGCTTCTGACGTAAGTACTCCACATCTTGCTTTTGGCGCACAGTTTACTCGTTATCATGGACCACACGGACTTCAATTAGATCTTATGTTGAATCCAATGAATGACGATAGAAAGTATTCTAAACGGATGCACCCACTCTACCCTAACCTTCCAGTTGATTCTGCCCGTATGACATTCCTTAATGTAGGCGAGAAAGAAGGTAAAGGTAATATCTCTGTTCTTAAAGTTAAAGATACTTTCCGTTGGGGTTTCCAGAGTGGCACACACTCGCCAACTGGCCCTGTTAAAGGTGCAGGTGTTTCTTCTTTAGTTGCAGGTTATGACGTTTTCTGTGAAGGTACTGCAGGACTTTGGGTACAAGACCCAACCACTATGGGGGAATTTATATATGACTTCGACTATTAAGTTATGACAAAGCTAGTTAGAGATCCGTCATACCAAGATAGGATTATCTGGGGTAATTCTAAATACGGTAGATTAACAGTTAATAATTTAGTAGGGTATTTTATAGAAGGAAGTAGAAAACGCACAGCTTATGAGTTTACTTGTGATTGCGGGAGAAAAGTGGTGTTGAGACCTAAAGATGTAAAGGCTGGTTTAATAACATCATGCGGATGCTACAGAAAAGAAACGACATCTAAAACAGGTTCTGGAAATACACTTCCTGATTGTGGAGGATTTAAAAATAATCTGTATCAAAAATTTTTAGCTGGGGCTAACCGAAGAAGGATTAATGTAGAAATTACAAAAGATGTCTTCTTAGATTATACCAGTAAATCTTGTCACTATTGTGGTTCGCCACCTTCAAATTGCTTTAAAGCTAACTACGCTTGTAATTTTAATTACAATGGTTTAGATAGGGTAGATTCTGCAAAGAGTTATTCTGTTAATAACATCGTTACTTGTTGTAAACATTGCAATTGGGCTAAAAATGCTTCTACTATAACTGAGTTCGAAGCTTGGTTAAAGCGTTTAACTTCTTATAGAAATATAGAAAAATATTAGTAATCATTATGGGTGAAAGACTTAAAAAATCTCGAAAATCACCAAACTTTTGGAGCGACATTGCTTTTTTAGTCTCAGGCGTAGTTATTGCAGCTGTAGAATATTATGGGCAACATACTCCAGAAAAAACAATGCTGCAAGGTATTTTAATTGCAGCAATAAATAAGGGCGCTAACATTATGGCGCATTTATATTCAGATAAATAGTTAGATAAATTCTAACGAGGTCCGTATTGCGGACTAAAAAATCAACTAAAATGAATAACAAACGATTAGTATTCGTATATTCAATCCCCCGTGAGTCAGCTTTCGGGATGCACGATTGGACTTCCGATGCAGGTAATAAATTAAAGAAGAATAAAGTGGGACGGGCAACAGATACACTCTGTTGCCTCTACTCACCTAAAGTAGGCGGGTTAGCAAACTACATTTCTTACACACCTTGGATAGAAGAAGGAGTTCAAAAATATGATGAGGTTACTAAACAACCTTTAATGTTACAAGATAAGCTTGAAATTAAGTGGAACAAACCGAAAGGCTTTTTTACCAACAGAGCTTACATGAAAGGAGATTCGTTAAAAGACTCCGATCTTTCTTACTTCCAAAGATCAACGTGGAGATTGAATGATGGTTGCACTATTTTCGATCTTAATACAATGGAAGGCGAGATGGGCTACTACATGGCACTTGCTTCTCCAAGAATTGCAAATTCTGAAAAAGAATGGAGGCAACATGTGTGGCCTAAAGCGCAATATTATATAGCACTCGAGAATGAATCCGAGGAAATTAAATACAAGCGTAATGATCTTAAGATCAAAGCTGTGCGTACGTTAGGTTCTAATGACTTAACAGATATAATCAAACGAAAACTTGTTTCGTTATTAGATATAGCTAATACTAAAGCATCTATGACTCAAGAGCAGGTCACAAACGCGCTCTACGAATATATAGATAAATCTACATTTGAACCTAATTCAAATATAGATAAGTTCTTAAACAACACTAAGATGTTAAATACTCCTGATGGACGTGAAAACTTTGAAGCAAGATACTTAATCAAACAAGGTGTCGACACTCGTGTTCTTACAGAAAAAGCAGGAACTTATACATTCTTAAACCCTGTAGGCCCCTTAGAGATAGGAAATAACTTAGATGAAGCAATTTCATTTATCTTAAATCCTAAGAAATCTTCTGATGTAGATCTTATTACAGAGATGATAAAAGCTAAGCAATAAAATGGATATTAGAGAACTTCATTACGATTTTGATATTAAAATGGATCGTATTAATTCTCATAGCCAGACAAATTTTTTAAAAGCAGAGAAAGACTGGTTGATTAATGAAGCTGGTTTAGTCTTTTTGAAACAAAGAAGCGGTACAAACAATTCTAAAAGAAAGGGATTTGAAAATACACAAAAACGTATTGACGATCTTTCTACATTAGTCATAAAGTTTCCGGAGCAACCGTATTTAGTTCCCACATTAGTGGACACTAACATATACGAGATTGACTTAAGTACCCTAGAATATAATTACTATGCGTTAACTCGTATCTACTGCGAAGCTACTATAAACGGCTGTGTTAAAACAGTTGCCTTAAAGTTTATTCAATCAGATGACTTTAACGACATGTTAAAAGATCCATTCAATTCTCCTTCTGAAGACTTTTTTCCTTATAATTTTGGGAAGTCGTCTACTACAAATGCTCAGTCTATTTATATATATCCGTTGAATTCGAGTATATCTAAAGTATATATTGAGTACTTGAAATATCCGAATAAAGTTTCATTTGGGGATTATAAATATATTGACGGGGTAATTTACCCTGAACAAACACTTGAATTCCCTGAACATACTCACACTGAGATTATAGATATTGCAGTTACATTGGCAGCAACTAATATAGAAAGTTCTGAGTATATTCAACTAAAAAACAGTAAATTACAAATTAACGAATAATGAACATTAATTCAAAACCTCTTGAAACTTTTGTAGTTAGTAAAGCAACTCAAGGTACCATTAAGACCACAGGCGGCCTTATTACTGGCGCAACTGTAAACTTAAATGACGGTCAGTTAGCTTTCATGGCTGCAGGTCTTAACGGATCTGTTGCTTTAAATAACTTTCTTGGAGCATCTCCCACTCTTGCAGCTTCTACTAAATCACGTATCGTACAAGGTACTCCTTACTCTGCTAGTGTAAACACTGCTAATGTGGCATACCCACTGTCTGTACGTTCTTACGAGCAAACTGAGATAATCGACTGGGCTCAACCAGTTACTATTACTAAGCAAGCATACCGCGCACCTTCACACGCTATTACTGTAATAGGTAATATCATTGGTAACGCTGCTGCTGTCAACGTACTTTCTAACACAGAGTATGAAATTGCTCTTTCACTTCGCGGTCGTCGTATCGAAGAAGATTTGTCTGTACAAGAATCGGCTTATATCCGTTCTAACATCATTTCTCCTGATTTCTCTGCTACTGGTCTTAACTATACTAACACCCAAGCTACTTCTTATCTGACTACACAATTTGTAGTTGATTTAAATAAGAAATCTGCTGCTTTTGGTTACAATTCACGTTTTGCTAACAACGGTCCATTTGTCGCTCTTTTAATTAAGAACGTTGGTGGTTCTGGTAAAGCGATTGGTGGTGTTACTCCAATCGCTGCTGGTGATGTTGTTACTGTAACTACTATTAATGGTGTTGCAAAACAGATCACTGTTACTGACGATATGGCTACTGCTATCAAAGCAGCTGCTGTTGCAGCACAAGCTGTAGCGATTGCTTCCGTTACTTGGACTATTGAGAATGCTAACGTAGCTAACGGTGGTTCTTCTGCTACAGAAATGATCATGATTGTAGCTCTTGATGCTCGTACAGGTTATGACGATCGTATCCCACAAGTTAAAACTGACATTAAAGTAAACCTTCCACTTGGTTTCAATTACCAGACTGTAGGTAATGTTAAGTACACTTTTGCTAACGAAGGTCAAGGTATCGCACGTGCATTGGAAATCCAATACCAATCAGCTGCTCAGACTAAGTATAACTTAGAACATGACTTGATTCCACAAACTAAATATGATTCTCCAATTGTAGCAAACGAAAAGTATGTCACATACAACATTCGTCACGATGTAAAAGTCCAGAATGGTTTCGGATCAAGTATTGGTTTCAATAAACTTTCACGAGTATTAATTCCAGCGTTCTCCTCTGGCGTAACTGTTAATCCAGCTATTGCTTTGATGGACACAGCACTTGCTTCTTACCTTACTTCAGGTTCTCAAGGATCAATTGTCAATCTCGATTAAGAAATATATCAGGGGGTGTGGGATTCCGCATCCCCTTTTTTTTTACACCTATGGCATATACTTTAGAACAACTAAAGGGAGTTTATATCCCTAAAAATACTACTGTTTCACGGAACAATGCTAATGACGCAGCTCATGGGTTAAATATACCTAATGACGCTATCTCATTATTTAATTACGTGCTAGACGCAATTACTTACGCCGGTTCAGGTTCAGGAATTACTAATCTTTCACTTGCTAATAATACTGCCTCTACAATAGACGTAAACTCATCTAGTGGCGCAGATGTAACACTTCCTGCAGCTACCAACTTACTTGCTGGATTACAAACAGCAGCTGGTAAAACAAAAGAATCATTTATTACAATTACTCAACCAGTTAACTTAGATAATCTTGAGTTAGATGTAGAAGATCTTACGACCCTTACTGGGGTAGCCTCAAATTCAACTAATTTAGGAATATTTACAGGTAATACAATTCCAGATAATTCAACTATTAAAGCAGCACTTCAAGCTCTTGAAACATCTATAGGTTCTGGCTTTTCTGAAAATGGTATTTCTGGTACAGGAGCTCCTTTAGATAAGTATAGATTAGGAGGAACTCTTAATCAAAATACTATTATAAACGGAGCGTTCTCAAAATATTTAACTATAAATGATACAACGTCTATTACTTTAGAAGCAGACAACAATATAGGTACTAATGCTAGAACCACACTTTATCTAACTTCTAGTTTAATAGCTGGTGGAGCGTTACGTTCTGAAACAAATAATAACTCAAATAGATATGCAGAAATGCGTGTTGACCCAGATGGTACGCTTACTTCTCTTCGACAAGTAAATGGTAATATAAAAGCTGCTATATCTATGGTTTCCGAAAACTCAATCACAATGGAGCAGTTTGATGGAACCTATAATAGAAATTTAACAATAAATAATTCTGGGCATTTTATCAATAATCTTGATACGGGAACTACAGACAAAGTTCTCTATATAGAAGATATTACAGGAAAACTTTATAAGGGAGATGCTCCTGCAGGCGGAGGCGGATCTGGAATCGTCAAATATAGCGCTGGTAATAATGCATATGTAATGGCTACTGGAACTGGCATTACTTTTTCTAAAGTTGTAGGAGAAGGTACTTTTAATATTCCTTTAGGAGTAATTCTTATATCGGCAAGAATTATCGGCAGAAGTTCTGATCTAGCTGCTAATAATTTCACTGTTACTTTCCCACTCACGGAAGCAGCTGATTATCCTTCAGTAACTAAAATAAATATGATTTTAGGTGGGCCTGCTTCAGCGGGAGTTCCACACATCTATGACATAGATAATACTCCACAAATCCAATGTATAGATAGTACTAGTCATTTATCAATTAGAATCTTAAATTTAAATGGTATAGGAACTAGTTGGGCACTTAAATTTAATTTTTAACATGAGAGTTTTACTTTTAGTATTTGGGATTTTTTGTATATTTTCAACAAATGCTCAAGTTCCCATTAATCCTATAATGAGATATGAAATTACTACTGTGGCTCGCACAGGAGGAGGTTATTTTAACATTACTGGAATTACTGGAGATGACTTAGGTGCTTTTGATGCCACTTCAGTTTCTATTAATGATTCTTTATATACATTAGACGGACCTAATCTTTCTATATTCACAGTCACAAGTATTATACTTGCTTCTGGTTCTATACTAGAAATGGAAGTGTTTTCTGATATTGCTCCAGATGTCCCATATGGAGAGGCAGCAATTATACATCCATCTACATTTTATAAACTTCCTTCTTTTCCTTCTTCTTTGAGGAACGACTTAGCTTCTCTTATACGGAACAGATTAGTTATTCAAGTCGATAAATATATAAAAGATGCAAAAGAGATAACTGACTATATAGGAGCGGAAGGAGTGCAGCCAGCTGTAACAGCAGTTGGCAAACAAGGAGAACTTTGGAAAAACTCTTTTGGACAAATTTATAGATCTAATGGAACTATTTGGATAGCCAGTGGTAGCGGGGGCGGCACTTCTTACACGGCCGGTGAAGGAATTGCAATAGACGGTACTGTTATCAGGATTGACACGCTCGACCGATTATCATTCAACACGTTACCAACTTTGCCCGGCGGTATCGGCACTTTTCGATGGAACGATACAGACGGCACCCTTGACTTGGGTATGAAAGGCGGAAATGTTACATTGCAGGTCGGTCAGGAATCACTTGCACGGGTGGTCAATAAATCCGGTACAACGATAAATAATGGCCAGGTAGTTTACGTATCAGGGGCGCAGGGTAATCGAATAGCGGTCAGAATTGCAAGCGCAAGCAGTGACAGCACAACCAATACTGTATTGGGTATTGCAACAGAAAATATTGCAAATAATCAGGAGGGATATGTAACAACGGAGGGGCTGGTAAGAGGTCTTAATACGTCGGCATTCCCGGAGGGCGCACCTTTGTATCTTTCACCAACCGTTCCCGGCGGCATAACCGCTACCCTTCCAACAGCGCCTAATCATGAGGTGATAGTAGGGTATTGTGTTAGACAGCATGCGGCTGTAGGTATCATATACGCAAATGTGCAAAACGGCGAAGGGTTAAACGAGTTACACGACGTTAAGTTGACAAGTCCGACCAATGGGCAGGTTTTGACATATAATAGTGCTAGTAAGTGGTGGCAAAATAGTACAGTTGCAGATAGCAGTATCACCAACGAAATAGAATTGCCCACCCAGACTGGCAACACTGGGAAAATACTATCCACTAACGGGACCTCTCCTTCATGGATTACTGCACCGGTTGGTACAGTTACAAGTGTGGGACTTACCATGCCGTCCATTTTTTCGGTGTCAGGTTCGCCTGTTACAGGCTCCGGCACGTTAGCAACGGCACTATTCACGCAGTCGGCCAATACAGTATTCGCTGGGCCAACTTCTGGTGGTCTTGCTACTCCGGCGTTTCGGGGGTTGGTGGCGGCAGATATTACGGCTGGCGGAGGGGTAACGGGCAGCGGGAGCAATGAACGTGTGGCGTACTGGAATAATGTTAATTCTATTACAAGTAATGCAAATTTCACTTATAACGGTACGGGGCTACGGATAACTCCGGGATTAGGCAACAATTCCATTTACACGGACGGCACCTACGTTCACCAAAGTTCAGGCATTATAAGTGCTAATACATATCTTAACAGAGTAGTATATTCAGGAACATCGTCCACGAGTAATACAAATATAAATGGATATAACAGCAGTATAACATTAGGCTCTACTGGCGCACCGTCATCTTTGTTTGCATACGGAATGAAATCAGACGTTATAATTCCAGTTGAAACCGTAAACATCAACACAGCTGGATTCCAAAGTACTACTACAAATAATTCCGGTACAGCATTAGGTATTAGAGGAGTGTTTGGCGTTATTAATAACTTTGCAACGACGGGCGATGTTCAGTATTGCAATGGACTACAGTTCGACGTTAACAGATATAGTGATACGCGGGATGCTCATACAGCGCGCGGCATAAATGCGCGTGTGCTCGATAATAGTACAGGCAGATGGAACACCGGATATGGTATAGAGTTAGAGGTTAAGGAGTCAAAAACCGCTTACGGCATTAATGCGCTTATAATTAATTCGCGGCTAACTGGAAATACACAAACAGGATATAGGGCATATATGGCAACCAACGGAGCGGGTACAACAACATCAAATTTATACGGGTTACTATTGGAAGGCGCGACAAATTCTGGAGGGTCTGTTGTGAATCAGTATGGCGTATTTGATAACCTTAACTTATCGTCTGTAACAGGGAGCAAATACTTTTTATATTCAGATGTATCTACGAATAATAACTACCTAAAAGGTAATACAGGCGTAGGAAGCACTCCCAACAGTAATAATAAGATGACTGTAACAGGCACTGGTAGTACCTCGTCTACTTATTCCGTTCGCATGCGGAATAGCAGTAGTCAATTAGCCTTTTCCGTCAGAGACGACCGCGCCGTAATCTTCGACAACCTATCCGGCACAGGAAACCGCCTGCTACAACTCGACGCTTCCGGCATAGCAGTGCGCTCCACACTCGACCCGGCCACACTGGAACTGCAAACACTTGCAAACACCTCAAACGCAACTACTCATACTGTTACACTTAGCAATACCGGAGGTTCTCTACAGTTAGCCGAGGGCACCGGAATAGGAATTGCAACAACAGGAACAACATTAGACGGTATTGCAACAATAACAAATACAGCACCCGACCAAACAGTCGCAATTACAGGGGCTGGTATTAATGTAGCAACCGGCACGTATCCTAATTTCACCATAACAGGAACGGAGGTAGATGGTAGCGTAACTAACGAGGGATTAATAGGAGTAGGCGCTGGTGGTGCCGCTTCTTCGGTAATTACCTCCAACACGTCGGGTGCAACAGGTGTAACAATCAACGCCGCTGGCATTAATGCTATTGCAGAAACAATATCTGCAAATGGAGGCACGATTACCATAACGGCAACGGAAGTAGATGGTAGCATAACAAATGAGGCACAAACGCTGACAGTAACAGGTGTAGCAACCGGAATACTGTCACTTAACGCAATATCAGGAACTGGAGGCGGTACTGCTACAATTGCAGGGGCTGGCATTAATGCAGTTACTCAATCGGCTGGTACTATAATTGTAACTGGTACAGAGGTGGATGGTAGTGTAACAAATGAAAATCTTACACTAACAGATGGCACTAATTCTGAGAATTTAGGTGGGCAAACTTTAACTGTTAACGGATCTGGTATTATTGGAACAACTTATTTTGCAGCTTCTAACACATTAACTGTTAGTGCTAATGCCTTAACTTCTTTGAATTCCTTAACTGGAAACGCGCAAACATTAGTTACAGGTACTTCTGGAACAGATTTTGTAATTAATTCTGCATCCAATTCACATACATTTAATTTACCAACTGCATCGGCAACTGCTCGTGGTGCATTAAACAGCACAGATTGGTCAACGTTCAATAATAAAATTGGTAAAACTTCAACACTTACGGTAAATAGAATACCAAAAGTTGCTTTAGGTGGCAACTCCTTAGAAGATGGATCTATAAATGATTATGGAAATGGTATCACAGTAAATACGATAACAGGTGGAGTAACATCATTTTCACTAACTGGCACAGCTAGTTGGAATGTATTTGGTGATAACATCCAACTAGAATTGAATAATAGTACAGGAGATATGATTGTAACAGATAATAGGGCTACTTCTAAAGGATTACAATATGCAGCTGATTATAAAACTGGTTACACAAATAGATCTTTAACTGATAAAGGTTATGTAGATACTAGGTTAGCTACAAGAGCACTCAGTACAGTTCTTCCTACAGACGGTCAAGTAATTGCATGGAATAATACAACTTCTATCTGGGAACCTAAAAATCCTACAGGAGGTGGTGTAGGTACAGGATTATCTTTTGTTACTTCTACTTCAGAACCTACTTTAACTAATGAGCAAAACCTAGGAGCTTTAAGTTCAGGTTTTTTATATAATAATGTTACAGCAGGTGTTGCTACAATAAGTAACGCAACGAATGCGAATTTAGCGTCGTTAATTGGCGGTAGTTCGTCTCAAATGTTATATTATAACGGAACTTCAATAGCAGGAAGTAGCGCTATAGTTACTAACAATACTAATGTTGCAATAGGTGCTGCAGTATTAGCTGCGGTTAAATTACGTGTAGAAGGAAATGCAAGATTTGCTGGAGCAATACGTATTGATGGTCGGGGTAATGCAGTTGCTGATACAGCCTCTAATCTTTTGTTATTGAATACTAATGGTGCTGGAGATACTTGGAGTCTTTTACATGACAACTTAGATAATTTGGTAATGTCATATCAATCTGGAACTGGAACTATAACACCATATGTCACAGTAGCTGGAACTACAGGAATAGCAACTATACCTAGTGGTGTTAGTTTAGGAACTACATTTTATGCCACATCTTTAACCTCAGCTGCAACTACGTCACTTGCAAATAACATTTCAAGAGTAGTGATAAATATACCAACACTTATAGCATCACATACATTTGTCTTACCAGCGAATCCTTACGAAGGACAAGTTGTTACTATTGTTTTTGGTGGCACTATACCTACAGGTTCTAACCTTATTACCACCTTAACTATAAATGCTAGCGCAGGTAAAACTATTTATCAAGCCAGCGTTCCTGCTTCCCCAGCAAAAGGAGGAGATACGTATTCTTATGTTTACAATACAAATGGGTTAAGATGGTATCGTTTAATATTATAACTATGAAAAATTATATTTTATGCAGCTTCATTTTATTTGGAGCAAATGTTTATTCGCAATCTTACAGTGAGTTAATAAACTTAATTAAAAGCGATTCTATAACCGTAGACACAACTATATTCTCAGGAAATGGTACTGATAGTCAGATTCTTTCTATTAAGTCTAATGGGGTTTCTTCAACAATGTTAGCTAATACTTCTGTTACAGCTAACACTTATGGTTCAGCTTCTCAAATTCCTGTGTTCGCAGTAAATGCTAAAGGCCAGATTACTTCAGTAACTAATACAACAGTATCTGGTGGGGGTATTACCGATGGTAGCAAAGGTGATATTACAGTAAATGATGGAGGCACAACTTGGGCAATTGCAAACGACGCGGTAACAGCGGCAAAGATCGCAGCAAACGCAGTGGGAAGTTCGGAATTGGAAAGCACAACGGTAACAGCCGCCACATACGGAAGCGCAACACAGGTGCCTGTTTTTGCCGTAGATGCGGACGGGCGTATAACAAGCGTAACCAATACGACGATAACAGGCGGGGCCGGGGATATTATTAACGGAGGTAACACAACAGGCACAACCGTATTAATCGGAACCAACGATGCAAATGCACTTTCGTTTGAGACAAACGGCGTGGTTCGGCAAACAATTGCAGGAGCGGCAACAACAGGCGGTGCAATTACGCAAACGGTTGTCACAGCAAACACGGCAACGGTGCAAGAGGCATTAACTATTCAAGCAAATAGCACCGGTACCACAGCCGATAATTTTGGAGCCGGGCTACTGTTTGAACTGGAAACAACAACAACAGACAATCAGGATGCCGCGCAAATATCTGCAAAATGGGGCACAGCGACACACGCGAGCCGTACGGGTAACCTTGGAATAAGTCTTGTTAATAATGCAGGAGCATTGGTCGAACAATTTAATTTTAGTCCGGGATCAGGGTTAAGGGTATTCAGCAGCGCGGGAGTATCCGCAGCATCATATCTTAACACAGGTATCACAACAACGGCAGGCTTTACGATCGGGAATAGTGCGCAAGCATTGACATTAGGCAATAGTTCGGGCACAATATCAATATCAACGAGCGCCGCAAGCACACAGGCAATTGTGTTAAATTCAAGTAACAACGCGTCGGGTACTGGTATAAGAATTGGAAACAGTAGTTTTTCAACAACGTCGGGCACAAAATACGGAACACTTTTTTCAAATATTTTTGCTCCAACATCCGGCACGTGTACTTTCAGTGAAATTCAATTAACGACAACCACAAATCAAACCGGTGGCGCATCGGGTATAGTTAGAAACGTATTTATAAATCCGATCCTAACAGCATCGGCAGACTTTCGGGCCTTAGAAATTTCAGCAGATGGAACAAATACAGGCGGTACTGCAAGAAAAGCAATATATCAAACAGGTACGACGGCGGTAAATAATTTTGTTGGTAAATCCGCATTTGGCAGCACAACGGTCCCTACTTCCAACGTCACCATTACAGGTACAAACGGATATACACAGTTAAGATTAGTAACTCAATACACCCCAACTGGATCGGCAGACGCAAACGGCGCGGCGGGCGACGTGTCCGTAGATGACGATTATATTTATTTCAAAGCGTCCACCGGATGGAAACGAGTAGCACTTTCAACTTTTTAAATATGAAATACAAATTGACCAGCTTTTTCTGGTAAAAACTACAAAAATAAGATGAGTTTATATTTACCTATTTCCATAATGAGAGGGAATTCAGACGCCACTACCTCTTTAAATATTGCAGCAGTTCCAATTATAAAACAATACATTTCAACTTTTCCAGAAGAATTAAATTTTCAAACCATAACAATGGCAGGAAATTACGATCCTCAAGTAGGCGCACTTACTACTGGACCAGTCACTCTCGATTTTGGCGGAAATCACACATTAAAACTTGCTAATACTTCTACTGGACAACCATACATTAATTTTTATGACTATGCTAGTAACAACAGTGTTCAACTTAAATTAGAATTTAGTAGTTTAACAGCTACACAACAAATCACTTTTCCAGATGCTAGCGGTGTTATTGCTTTAACTTCACAAACATTTTCTTCTATTTTATCAGCTAGTGATACTTTAGCATTTACAACAATAGCTGCTAACACAAGTAAAGATTTAACAATCAATGTTACTGGCGCTACTGTTGGAAGCATGGTACTCGTTTCCGCACCCACTACTAGTTATTTAACTGGTTTGACTATCAGTGCCTTTGTTTTAAATGAAAATGTAGTTACAATTCGTATAGCAAATTCTACTTCGAGTACTACTCCCACTATTCCTTCAGGTGTTTACACGGTAAAAGTTTTAAATTAACATGGATGTATTTAAAGATATACTTCTATTTATAGGTGGAGGGGGTTTAGCAGCCATAGTAAATCTTTATTTAGCAAAACGAAAAGAAGGCAGGGAAGATTTTAGTGCTATCATACAATTGTGGAGAGATGACAATCAAAGATTAAGAGACTTAGAAACAGCTTTAAAAATTAAGATAGATCATCTAGAAGACATGCTAAATGAATTTAAAGTGAAACTTGTTTTACTTGAAACAGCTCATATGGAATTACCAATTCCTATGTGGATTAAAGATAGAGATGGAACAATGCTTTCCTTAAACCGAGCATATGAAAGTGCTTTCCTTATACCTCGTGGTAAAATATCTTCTGATTACATAGGTAAGAAAGACGAAGAGTTGTGGTCTAAAGAAGAAGCTGAAACTTTTAAAGTCAATGATTTATTAGCGCACAAAGAAATTGTATTTTTGACAGAGACGATTAAAATTAAAGATCAAACAATAGATCTATACGTAATAAGGTATCCACGTAAAGTTGGTGGAGAGATAGTTGGAATAGGTGGTATTGCAATAAATAAAACACACATAAAATGAAAAAATTATTTTTAAAACTTCTTAAGTTCTGCATAGGTAAATTTCAGAACGAAATACTTTCTCACATACACAATACTTCAGCTGTTGTAACCACTCAACTTATATTTGATCGCGCTAGCTTAATTACAGATGCGTTGCTTGATAGCAATCCTAATAATGAAGAGCAAATCAAAGAAATTTTAAAGCAAACACTTACATCTGAAGCATTTATAACTTTAGAAAAAGAAGCTACTGCACAGTTAGTTCTTATGATTAAAGATGAGAATTTGTCTAAAATCTTGATCGGTACTGAAGGATTGCGTTTAGAAATCTTTAAAGTTTTGGCTGATGACAATACAGATAACGTTGCACAAATTAAAGATATCGTAGGAGCTTACACAGAATCTGAGGAGTTCATAGAATATGTATCGTTACTTGCGCAGTACTTAATAACAAAGAAAATTAAAAATGGTCGTAACTCTAAATAATGCCGGAACTATCTTCACAGTAACTTCTACTAATATGAACTCTGAAAATCAAAGTGTTAAGTTAGAAGTTAATGCTTGTGGAGCAGTGCCCACTAATTATACAATCAGCACAAATGTAACTACGTATGCCGTTACTTCAGTTACTCCGCACGTAGATTCTGTCTATTCTTTCAAACTCACTATCGTTACATCAACAGGTGCAATTATTGTAGAGCAGGTTTGCTATTTTGTAGGAAGAGAGGCAATTTGTGACGCAGTCACTTGGTATAAAACTAAAGACTTAGAAAAAACTTTATATTACCAAGCATTGCTTGCATCTAATTCTTGTATCGCTTGTTCTTGTGTAGACCTGTGCGCGCTCTATACAGACCTTTATAACACTACTTGTGATGATTTCAAATGCACAACTTGCGCAACTTGCAACTAAGTTTACTAAAGATATATTACAGTACCATAAAAATAAAAAGTACTTTATAAATCTTTGTCTTGATTCAACTTACGAAAGTTACTACAATTGGTTATTGTCTAATAATAGTTGCATTGATACTATAACTCAATGTGAGTTGAGTAACATTGCGGATAATTTAGATTATAATGACGATGTGACCACAATACCTTGTTCTCAACAATTGAATATCACTTTTACTCGTGCCCAAGGATCTTGTACCGATACTTTAGTACTTAAGAATCTTTCTAATGGAAGTAACTACCCAAGATTTTATACAACAACTAATTCAGAGTATCTTAACTCAGCTATAAATTTAGTTAACACTTCTCTATGCAATCCTTCCACAGTAGAAATAAATGGAGGTTGTTTAGTTGTAGGGTGCTCAAATTTGCTTAAAAGCACAACTTCTTTTTCGTTAACTGATACTAATACTACATTACCTACTAATGGGTATCTTAGCAGGTTGTATGTTTATGAAACTGATCAAAATGGAAATTTTATAAATTCTCAAATTGAATTAGACTTAAATCCAACTACCTCACCATATTACTCAGGAGCAGGACTTACTACTCTTACAGCTTCTGATGTTGTTTTCTCAAATGCTTCTTGGACTGGTAACATGGTTACTCTTATGAATAATGTATCTATTTATAGATATGGAGTTACAGGTAAGCACAAATTAACTTTTAATAAGGTTTTCGTTGGAGCTTCTTTTAGAAGAATTTCTATCAATACTACAATGGTGCATAACCCAACTACTAGATTATTTGGGGTAAATAAATCTAATGGTGCCGCTTATGTATTTATACCGTCAACTGGGAAAGAAACAGCTTTATTAGATACAAGTGCTGTAAGTATAACATCTACAAATTTCTACTCTAATAATGTCATAACCACAAACTGTGGAACTGTTGTAGGAATAGTAGATGGTATAAGTCGTCCAAAGATAAATGGAGGAGCTTCTAATTTTAATGTGATAACTTTAATTGATAATTATGGTGATATACCTCTAACCTTATATGGGACAACTACTAATAGTTGTTCTTTCAATACAGTTACAGCAGTTTACAATCCTGTTAATGTAGTTTCAGTAGCTTGGTTAAATGGAGATAATGATAATATCTCTTATACCGATACAGCAAATCTTACTTCTCAAGGCTTATATACATTTGTAGCGACACTTGCAAATGGGTGTACGGTTTCTAAATATTACACGTACACATGGAGTTAACATTAAAAAGAACTGAGTTTAACCAGACAAACACAATAGGTCAGTTATATATAAACAACGAATTCTATTGTGATGTGTTAGAAGATAAGGATAGAGGGTTAAATAAGTTGCAAAGTAAAGAACAGTTAATGTCTTTAAAAATAAAGCATGAAACTGCTATTCCTTACGGGGTATATGAGGTAATCATTTCTCACTCTCCCCGATTTAAACGAGCTCTTCCACTTTTACTTAATGTACCTGTGTTTGAAGGAATTCGAATTCATCCTGGCAATACTGAAGCTGATTCATCTGGCTGCTTGCTTGTAGGTAATAAAGTAGGGTCTAAAATTATAAACTCAAAAAGCACCTTTAATAAGTTGTATAAACTGTTACTGGCTACACTATTAAAGGAGAAAATATATATTGAAATCACTACATGATAATTTAAGGGGGAATGGTTATAACTAACTGTTCTCCCTTATTTATTTTGTACTCTTACCAAGTTATACATTACCTTTGTTAAAACTTTTTCGAAAATGACAATACGCAATCATATTTACGCGCTTAAGAATCTTATTTCTCAAGGACCATCTTCTGATGACTTAGGATTCTCTAATCGTTTAATAGCACATTATTTACAAGTAACGCGAGCACTTCTTACTGAGCAAAAAGCAGATAAGTATCGCTACATATCTGAACAAACTTTTCAATCTCTTTGTGTTCCACTCGAGTTAGGCTCTTTTCATAACTGTTGCGATGGTCCAACAGATATATGTAAGATACTTAAATCTACAATTACAATACCTAAGTTTCTCAGCACTCGTTGGGGAGCATTTATTAAAGTAATGGATATGGAAGGTGAAGTTCTACCAGCCATTTCTCTTAATCAATCTAAACTTCAAAAATACGGACGTTCTAAAAAGAAGTTAACTGGTTGGTTTATTCATGATAATCATCTGTATGTCGTAAATAATAAAGAACTTGCTTTAATATTACTTAATGGACTTTTTGATAAACCTTCTGAAATAGCAGCTATCAATTGCAATTCCACTAATGGTGGAGTTTGTGTGGATGAAATGGATACAGAATTTCCAATTGACCCAGATCTTATTGATCCTATGTACAAGATGGTACTTAATTATCTTTTACAATCTCGCCAATTACCACCAGATAAAGAAAATGACGCTTCTGATTTATGATCCCAAAAAAATATTTTGTAGCTGAACATGATATGTTCAAAGCTTACCCTAATAAATACGAAATAACTTCTAAAGATTTTGTATTAATTGTAAAGACTTTCTTTTTTATTATGGTAAGAAGTATGATATACGACTACAAAATCTATAAGCTCCCCTACGGGCTGGGGCATTTGGGCATATATAAAAGAAAAACTATTGGTCGAGGTTATTTTGATTGGGATCTCTGGAAGAAAGAAGGACTAAAGCGATGGAAGAAAAATCTTCATACTCATGGATATGCAGCACAAGGTAGATGGGATACACGTTATCCTAAAGTGCAACATTATTCAGAAGTCGCTATATTCAAATTCAAACTTGCACGCGATAGCGCTCGAGAACTCGGACAATACATTTTAAAAAATAATGTAATACACAATTACTATGATTACTAATTATACATCCTTAAAATCTATTGTTTACGACGTAAGCATGGGATTGGACGAGAGATATTATAATGAAAGAGATATTATGGAATACGCTCTCAAAGCATTAATGAATCTAAAAGCTGAAATGTTGCTTGTAGATAAAGCAATTGTGCTAAAAGTTAATGCTCATAAAGCAGTGCTTCCTGAGGATCTTAAATTCTTACTTATGGTAGCATACTATGACAATGGCATGTACCTCCCATTACAAATTAACTCTTCTCCATTTTTTAATGACAAGTGTAACAATGATCTTAAGATCTGTTCTGGGTGCCGACACACTTTTGCAATAGATGATAATCTTATCATGACTACAACACTTGCTGATGGAGAGATCTATGTTGCATACCGATCTTACCCTTGTGATGAAGAAGGCAACATAACTATACCAGACTCTGAAGATTTAAAGGAAGCTATTTACAACTTTATTCTTTACAAGTACTGGCAAAAGAAATATAATATGATGGAAGAAGGTTCAGATAGTCGTATGAGGTTTTATCTTGATATGTGGAACACACTTTCTACTAAAGCAGTAGGAAATCTTAACATGCCTTCACTTTCTACTATGGAAAAAATTAAAAACCAACACAATTCTCTTATGCCTCGTTCCAGGTCATTCGATAACTTGTTTACTTCATTAGGTTCTTCATCACATGCAAATTTCTAATAATATGAGGTTAGGGATGAATCAAGATATTGATCCCAAATACCAGCCTGATGGAACATATCGTTACGCACTTAACGCAGTACTCGAGACTACAGAAGGAGAACTTGGAAGCATTTCTAATGAACTTGGAAATGCAATCTGTGCAACTAATTTTCCATCAGGATTAAAGATCATAGGACATACACTAACTGATACAGAAGATATTGTTGTGTTCCTGTATGATCCAGCACCAGTTAGACCAGATCACCAGATAGGTATATTTAATCCTACTGCGTGCACTTATTCATTAATTGCAAAATCTCCTGATCTTAATTTTTACAATCCTGTTAATGCGTTATTCAGAGTACGTAATGGTTGTGATCGAATTATTTACTTTACTGATAACGCTAATCCTTATCGGGTTATCAACATTACTGATACTAGAGCTTGGGTAAATCCAACTACTAAAGCAATCACAGATATAACTAAGATTTCAATTACTCCAGATCACTCTTATCCAGCCATTAGTTTAGGTAATACTTTTGTTGTAGATGGAAAAGGTTCACTACCGTATGGAGCAAGATCTTATTACTTCCAACATCTTGATGTAGACAGGAATCCTATTAATAGATGGATACCACTTACTAATTACATACCTATCAGTTTTGAAAACAGACATGGCCAAGATAATGAAATTTCCTCTCCATATTACAGAAGTCCTTCTAATAAAGCTATTCAACTAAGTATCGAAAACATTGATACTTCTTTTCCTTATTACAGGTTAGCTATTGTAAAGAAAGAAGGTATTGCAGATACAATTACTGGAGTTGATATTACTTTGCCAATTGAACGTAAAGCTACTAATAACTATTTAGATACTGGTGAGAATATAGATTATTCTACAGAGATAGATGAAATACTCATTGACCGTTTAAAGATTGAGAAAGTTAACTCTCATATTATAGATAAAGATCGACTCTATTTAGGAAACTTATCTTATACAACTCGTGATTATTCTTTGTATCAAAGACTAGCAACTAAGTTATTAGTTACGTATAAGATGACGCCAAATAATTCTAGAGAAGGTTTGAAACCTAACACATATGTACTACCTACTAATTTTCTTAAAGATGATGTGGTAGCTCTTGGAATTGTATATCACTTTGATAATGGTACTGATTCTCCAGTATATCACATACCTGGACGTAAAGCTAATATTGTTCCAAACACGCACACTAATCCTTATGTGACGGGTGTAACTAATTGGGATACAGATACGATTTCAAATGTTAATGCAGTAGCAGGTAATAAAAGATGGCAAGTGTTTAATACTGCATCTATAGCTCCAGGATCTACTACTTCTCTTTCTAAAGGGCATTTAGGTTATTATGAAGTATCACAAACATATCCTTCTAAGATAGCTTGTGATGGGGCTTCTTATTGGGGACTAGATTATTGGGGAACTCCTGTAGACAGTACTCCTATACGTCACCATAAAATACCGCCAAACTTTTTATTCGTAGCAGCTTCTGCAAATAAATCAGCAAACTTGCATTATGATATACTCTTAGAATTAGACAATGTAGAGTTGCCAGAAAATGCACTAGCTTACTCTATTGTAATAGGGGAAGGAGAGTCCACAATAGTTGATAAAGGTTATCTTCGGTTATTAACACGTGACGTAGCTGTCAAGCAATCTAATCTTGAAGATGTATATCTTTACAATTATACAGAAATGGACGGCATTAATTTTCAAACTAGTTTATCAGGTAGCCCATCTCCAGATGGAGATTATTGGGATATTGGCCCAGTTCCTTATTATGCGTTTATTTCTCCAGAAGGAGTGTACAACTCTAAGAAATTAGAAGGGACGTATGTATCTATTGATAAAATATTCTTAGATCCAGTTGCTCCTAGAACTGAGATAGGATCTACATTCCATGAAACTACTTATGATGCTGATATGACTATTACTAGTTATATTAATAATTATACAGTTTACGGTCGACCGCTTACAAGATTAAATTATAACATATTAGATTCTTATTACTTGGATCGTTCTATAGCTGCAAATGATTCTAATACACCAGCAGACTTTACAGACCAGTCTAATGCGGTATCTCAAGTATTACCAGCTCCTAACATAGCTATTCAAAATAGATCTAAGAATCATAATATAAACGTATTTAAGTTAGCAGCGCAATTAGAAGGACTTTCTACACCTGCATCTCCTGGATTGCCTTACCCGGCTAATTTTAACGGTGTGACTATTTTAGCTTCACTGAAAACAACAAAAGAAGTATTTACAGACTTGAATATTATTACGTACAAAAGATTATGTGCAACTCCTAACTTTACGGAATCCCCTGTAACACTTAACGGTGGAAATGCTTATGGCGTTTTTTTTGATACAATAGAAAACTATTGGACTCCTGATGGCTCTCCTCCAACTGCATTTGATACATGGGCTGATTTTGTAACTGGTAAGTTTGACTATCGTTTAAACATAGAAGCCAGATCTACTAATAATGAAGGTAAGTATAAGTATATTAACTTTACTGGACATGATTATAGAATTATACGTAAATATGTTCCTACAAAGTATTATGAATTAGAAGCATCGTTTCCATTGTTTTATCCAGAAAGTTATGTATTAGATAAAAAGTATTCTAATATTTTATCAGATCGACCATACTTTCCTATGGATGCAACTTACGATTTTTGTAATCTTTGCATAGAAGACACACCATTTAGAATCGCATATTCTCAAGAAGATAATACAGAAAATGTAACTGACTTATTAAGGCAATTTAAAATAAACAACTATCGAGATATCCCAGCCGTTACAGGTGGTATAACAGATTTATTTATTGCTTTTGATGAGGCATATGTAGGAACTCCGCAAACACTATATAAAGCTTTTCTTCGCCCACAGACAATCCAAGCATCAGGAAACACTACTTACTTAGGAACAGGAGATATTCTTTCTCTTCCTTTTAAGTCTCTTAAATCACCTGACTTCGCACTTGGTGGTATACAAGCTTTTAAAGATCGCGTACAAACAGAGTTTGGGCTTTTCTATATTGACTCTCTCTCAGGTCGCCCATTCTTGCTTACTTCTAACATTAATGATCTTGCGTTGCAATCAATGAGAAACTTTTGGGAAGAAAATGGAAGCTTTAAATTAAAAACACAAGTCAAAGAACTTACTGGTTATAGTTACACTCCGTATAGTCCTATTCATACTATTGGTTATACTATGGCATACGACCCTCGATTTAAAAGAGTAATTGTTCACAAAAAAGATTATAAGATTGCTAGTAAGTATGTGTCTTTATTCCAGACTTCTACTACTACCTCAATAATTACTCCGCTTACACTCTGGAGTGATGGTGAGAAATTCTATTACAATAATTCATCCGGCACTCCTACTGAAGTATTTTTAGATAATTCACTTTATTTTGAAGATCATTCTTTCACTATCTCGTATTCATTCATTACAAATTCTTGGGTATCTTTCCATTCTTACTCGCCTTATTATATGATGAATGATTACAACACGTTTTATTCTAATGGAATTTATAAACACAATACTGGAAATTTTCAAACATTCTATGGGATTAAGTATCCACACATTGTAGATATAATTGCTAAGCATGATCCAATAAATGCTAAGGTGTTTTCTTCTATTTATTATTCTTCAAAAGCTAAACTGTACGATGGCAACAAACTTACTTATAAAAATTATCCGGCTACCTTCTCCGGCCTCATTGGCTACAATGATTACCAATCTACTGGATATAAGGATCTTACATTAGCAGAAGCTTTTTCAATATCTAATACTTCTAATGCTTATGTATCTAAGATAGATAATTTGTATCGAATCAACGATCTCCGTGACTTAGTGATAGATAAGAACAATCCTATATGGTCCTATTCGTGGGACGATGTAAAAAACACTCCTTATATAGATAAAGTAGTAAACATTTCAAATATAGATCCTTTTACCTCAGAGTTTGAGCAAGCACGATTACGAGATTATTACTTAGGGCTTCGCTTCTTTTTTACTAACCCAATGAATATAAAATTAACAACAGATTTAATAACTACTAATTATGAAAATAGGAATAGATAAGAAGATGTCTAAGTATGCGAAGGGCGGGCCTATTGAAGAGACTAAAGCATTGCAAAAGCAGTTGAAAGAACAAGGACTTTACAAAGGTAAGATAGATGGAATCTATGGGCCACTTACTAAGAAGGCTGTTGAAGCTGAAAATAGGATCCCAGCCTCTTCTACCTATTCACCTACAGTAACAAATGGTTCTATTAATAGAGCAAGTATGGGAGATACAGGCGGATCTGAATATGCAAATATGTATATGGAAAAAAATGGGATTCTTCCAAAACAAGCGGCACAAGGAAAAAAAGAAAAAACTTTAGCAAAATCATTATTTAATAGTATAACGCCTAAGGATGTTGCCGAATACGATGTAAATTTTGGCACACTAAAACGTATTGCTGAAGGACATAATAGGTTTAATAGTAAAGAATTTGAATCTGGTTTAGATAAAAATCTTAATGCTTCTCCTAAAGTTAAAGAGTTAAATGACAAATATACAAATGAAATTTATGAAGCTTTTCAAGCTTTCAAAAAAGATCAAGGTGATATAGGGTTACGCGCTGTTGGAATACCAAAAGTTTCTAGAGTTGAAGACTTAAATTCTTTTCAAAAACTTGATCTATTAGATGCTTATTCGGAAAGCTTAAAAAGCTCAGGTGGTAGAACATTAATTCCTACAGGAGATGCTTCCCATTTAACAGACGTTTTAGGGAATCCTGAATTACGTAAAGCTTCAGCAGATCACGCATCTTATTATAATAATAATGGCACAGGTTTAAACACCACACTTTATGGTAAACGAGAACCAAGTGAAGAAGATGCATTAAATTTATTTTTAGGGCTCCCAGGAGAAAATAAAAAGTTTGGTGTGTCTGATTATAAACCTAGTGTATCAAAAGAACAGATAGATTTTTATTACAATATTAAAGACCCTAATTTTCAAAAAAGTATTTTAGCTGCGGGTAAAGATTTGCCACTTGGAAAAAACGCAATAATAGGATCAGCAGATTATGTAACAGGCGATAGTATCCCTAATGCAAGATTTGCAGAAGCTTCTATAAAAAACTCAACTGCTGGCGATGATCCTGCTATGGCTTTAGGCAATTTCACTGTTTCTAGAGGAAAAGATGCAAAAGGCGACTATGTTTCCTATTATGACAAATACGACTTAAACCCAAAAGGACTAGTTAATGATGTTAACATTATGGGAAAACCTTTTGAAATATATGATAGAATTTATTTAGACAACGAACAAATGAAAACAAAAAAATATAAAACTGGTGGTTCACTAAATCCTGTAAGTCTACCTTCATGGAACACTGAAGATTACAAGGGTCAAAAAATGATATTTGACTCTACTACAGGAAAGCCTCGTCAAGCATACCCAAATATGTACCGTAAGCAGGCTGCAGGTGGAGAACTTCCTTACTCCCCAGTAGGATTACCAGTTACTCCTGAAGCAATAGCAGCACAAAAGAAAGCTTCAGAAACTTCATTTGGGCAACAGTTAGGAAAGTTTGCTTCTAATCCAGTTGTTCAAGGTATCGCAGGCATGATACCTGGGATAGGCGCATTAGGAAGTATGGCAATTAATGCTTCTGGTAGGGCGATGGCTCCTAAGCAAGCATTGCCTGGACAAGATATTAGCGAGGCTTTTCAACAAGTTGGGACTAAGAACTATGATAATTATGCTGCGTCTGGCGGTGCATTATCACACATGTCTGGTACTAAAATGGTTGGAGATACTGATACTAGGTTATCTAATAATGCAGTGCAAGTAAATGGTAATGCGCATATGACTGATGGTAATCAATATCAAATGGGTGATACTAAAGTTCACTTAGATGATGGTGAAGTAGTGCGCGGTAATATGGTGTTATCTAATAAACTCACTAACCCTCTTACAGGTAAGACATTTGCACAAGATGCTTCTAAGTCTGAAAAGCTTATAGAAAAACTTAGTAAACGTGGAACACCCGTAGATAAAGCAACTATTACCAGATTAAATAAAGATCTAGATACAATAACCCAAATACAAGAAGAAATGGCGACTCAGATGGGACTAAGACAGCCGCAAAATAATGAAGTAGCAATGGCTGCTGGGGGCCCAATTCCTAATGGGGAAGAACTTAAAAAGTTTCAAACATGGGCTTCTAACAATGGTTTTGCTATCACTCCTGATGGTAAATGGGGATCAAAAACAGAAGCTGCTTATAAAGCTATTGGTAACACTTACAATCTGTCTTTACCGGCTAGAAATATTAATAAAGATAATGCTAATTTAACTACTTGGAATAACTCCGCTGGACAAAAAATAAGTGGTTACACACAGAGTAGTAGAGCGCTTGCTTCGAGAGTAACTCCAACAATCCCATCTCTTACGTCGTTAAATCAAAGATTACCTGTTTCAGAACGAGATCCACTTACAGGGCAAATTATAGATCCTGCCTCAGTCACTGGAGCTTTTGAATTACAAAATAATAGAAGACGTAATTTAAATGCTAATGGGGTTCCTAATATTAAAGGCATTACTATTCCTGTAGTTCCAAATGCATCTAAAGATGTCAACACTACTGATAGAGGATTAGGTGTCTCAGCAGGAACTGCGTTACAAGGTATTTCGGCTGCTTCTCAAATGATTCGCTCTATGGGAAAATCTCCAGCTAATAAGGACTATCAAATTACAACTCCGATATCTAAGAACTATTACGCAGCAGATCAAGCATTACAACAAAATCAATCAAATTATGCACAAGCTCGGAACTCTATTGATGCTGGATCTGTTAACACTAGACGTGCTATTAATAATTCTTTATATGCTTCTAAGCTTAGCGCAGATAACCAAGTTATCTCTCAGACGAGTGATATGAACAGAACTGCTAACATAGATTATGAGAATCGGTTAGCGCAACGTCAAGGGCAAAACGTACAACTTGCTCAATATAAGAATGAGTTAGATGCAAGAGATCTTGGAGCACAAAACAATGCTAAGGATACAGCTTTTAACACTCTTTCTAATTTCGGACGTGCTATGGATGAACGTAAGAGTGCAATTGATCAACTTGAATTACTTAAAGCATTGTACCCTAATGTGTATGGCAATACAGTAAAAAAGAAAACAGGAGGAAAAGTTTATTAAATTATGGTAAATAGATATACTAATTTTACTCCCTACACGTTTGATTTAGATAAGCCAAACATTCCAGCTTTATCATCAGTACTTGCAGTATTGCAGAAACGGCATGATGCTAACAAGTTACTAGCAGACCAACTAAAAAATACTCTTATAGACGCACTGCCACAAGATCGTGCACGTGCAAATGAGTTACAAGAAAAGTATGCTAAACAGATTGATAATACTGTTGCTGCTTACAAAGGAGATTACTCCAAAGCTACAAATGCATTGTACGAAGTGCAGTCTGCAATGAAGCGTGACTTTGGCAAAGGTGGAGAAGCTTCTGCTATACAATCTAACTATGATAGTTATTTAGGTTGGAATGAGCGTCAACAAAAACGCTTAGAGAAGAAAGAAATACTTGCTGAGGATTACGATGTTGCACGAAATTATTTCTTACAAGGATTTCAAGGAACAGGTCAAAAAAATGAATATGGCACTTACAATGATATCTCTAATGGCCTAGAAGAAATAGCTGAGTATGTTAATCCTAACGATATTATTCAAATAGTTAAACCCACTGTGGGCCCTAACTCATATAAGAAAACACGAACTGTCTTTAAGAATGGATTACAAACTGAAGTAACTGAATCACATAAGCAAGTAAGTGCTGAACGACTTACTGCTGCATTTGAACAAGGATTAAACGGGAACCAAAAACTTACTGGTTACTTAGAGCAGAAGCTTAGATTTAATGGTCAAGATCCTGCAGCTGTAGGAACTTATCTTTCAGCGTACGCTGCTGCACGAGGTAAAGAACTTGCAACTGATGAAGTAGAGGATCTTCAAAAATCAGAGCGTGATCCACTCTCACTTGCTAAGTACAATCAAGATCGTCAAGATGCTAGATTAAAAGAAGATTTTACTCCGAGATATAATTTTCTATCTACAGTAGAAAATGTAACGCCGTATAAACCACTAGACCAAGACGCTATGTTTAAAGACGTAAACTACAGACCTAATAACACTGCTTTATCAGGATCTTCGTATGGCAATCTATTTAACTACCAAATCGAAGAAAGCTCATCAGAACGTTACAAGCGCCAACAAAATCTTTCTAAAGTACTAGCTGATCCTGAGTTAGTTCGTGAGAGAGGTATTATGCCACAATTAGCTCAAGCTTTTATACAGGATCATATAGCGGGCTTACATAAAGACCCATCGCAAGCAAAAGCAATCTATGACACTAAGTATGGTAAGGATGCGACCTGGACAAAGAATTTTGATGCTGGTGTAATCAATGATTACAATACCGATATTAAGAACCATCAAAGAGCTGAACCTATAGCACTTACTATTCCTTATGATAATGGCGGTAAAGAACTTATGACTTCTGCGTACTCGGCGTTAGTGCAATCTCCTAAATCAGTACAAGTATATGAGTTAGGCACTGGTAATCAAATGACTGCTGAAGCAGCTGGAATAGAAGGCAGTGATCTATTAATGAATAAGACATCATCTTCTAATGGCACTGAAGTATCTCAAGATGTTAAATACATAGTGCCGCAACCTTTTGTTCCAAGAGGAGGACTTACTATACCTAAAAATGGTAAGCAATACGTAATTGTGGATCAGGACCAAGAGCGATATACACAAAACAAAGCAATGGGTGAATCATACCAAGACATTTATACAAGAGGTAAAACTACGGGAAGACAATTTCAAATAGGGGATGGTGTTAGTGCTGCTCCAAATTTAAACATAGAAAACTCACGAGAGCGCTCAGGAAAAGATCTTCAACTTACTTACTTCTTATACCGCAATGGTGTACAAGATACTCAGTTCAATAAGGAAACAGGTAAGCAGGAACCGATTCAATACGACTTACCCGTAAGTGAACTAATTAATAATATTCCTAGTTACAAAAACGGAATTTACAAAAAATTAAAATAATATGCCAGAGGTCGTAAAAGGAAAAAGTTTAGCTGAACTTGGAGTTCCTAAATTAACACGAATAGATCTTAGACGAGATGTAACCGTACCATTAGCAGCTAACTCTAATTCGTACGATAGGAACTATCGCCCAGATTATAATCAAGAAGAAAACCGAGCTGAGAACCAGAGCTTCTGGGATGCAGCAGGTAGTGGGCTACTCTCACGTTCCTTATCTATTATCCCTAAAGTAGTAGGAGGATTTGGTTCTGTACTTAGCATTCCCAAAGCTATAGCTGACCAAGATCTCTCTCCGTTATGGGATAACTCTATTACTAAGTGGGGCCAAGAAGCTGATGAGAAGTTACGTGATGTATTACCTACATACTCTTCCGCACAATACAATGACTCCGGTTGGATCGGTAAGATGGGAACTGCTAAGTTCTGGACAACTGACCTTGCAGATGGAATAGCGTACGTAGCATCTGCGTATGTACCCGGTGCCGTGATTGGTAAAGTGGGTGGAGCAGTTGGAACAGGAGCTAGGGCATTAACCATAGGCTCTAAGTTTGGTGCGCTTGATGAATCCTTAGTAGCTGCTACAAAAGCATTTGGACAATTAGAAGGAGCCGTGCCTGTATCTAGACTCGCTGATGCCGGCCTACAAGCTGTAGATGATGCTATCCTAAAAGGATTTGCACGTCCGGTTGCTAAGACAATACTTGGTACTCGTGACCTCGTAAAGAATACTGCTGAGTTCTTAAAGAGTGTTGCGCCTACAGGACAACAGATTAAGCTTGCTACAAGCACAGGTTACAATACTGTAGCAGAGGCTGCAGCTGAAGCGTACGGTACACGTAAGGATGTATATGAGATTCTTATTGAGAAAGGCGTAGATGAAGAAACAGCTAAGTTCCAAGCGGGACAAGCAGCTGCTCGTGTATTTAAAACAAACGTAGGTGCGCTTATAGTGCCTAACTTCATAGAGAACACCTTCTTACACGGAGCGTGGAGCTCTTCACAAAAGAGTTTACGATCTAAGATCTGGGCTAAGGGTGGAGCGAAAGCAGTTGAAGAAGCTGCGGTTAAAGCGAAGCTCTGGTCTAAAGCTGGGACAGGTATTCTCTCAGAAGGTTTCTGGGAAGAGAACATTCAAACCTCTATGCAGCAATATGAGAAGAACCTTGCTAAAGGAAGACTTGATGATGAGGATGATTACATAGATCAGATCATCTCTAACATGGGATCAAACATCCTAGGTTTTGCAAAGTCATTTGTTCCTGGAGCTGAGCTAACTGCTGATGAAATAGAAGGTAGTGTAGCTATTGGATTGGGTGCTACGATAGGCGGACTGTCTGGTGTTTATGGAGCTATGTTAGATAAGAAGCAAGAGAAAGGAATGAGAACTGAGGAGTTAGCTCGTAGAGCTGATCTTTTCGGAGGTTCTTTTTCTAAAGCTGCTCACGTAGCTTTTAGAGAGAATGCTAACTCTATTAATAAAATTAGCAAGGCCGAACCTACAAAGACTATTAAATTAGGAGATCAAGATCATGAGATAACTAATTACGAGTTAGATGAGGATGGTAATACGATTGTAGACCCAGAAGCTGTTACTCAAGTGACAACTAATCAATTGCGTGAGAAAAGATTCTGGGATGCTCAGACTGTAGCAGCCTTTAACAATGATCCTGTTATGGCAGAGATGAACAAGCACACAGCTATGGCTTCTCATGTCTACACACTTATGAACAAAGGCTACTCTAAAGAAGAGATTGGTAGTTACTTCGATTCCTTAGAAGAAGGTGCGAATGCTGATCTGTCTGCCTTAGGGATTGAGTCAGATATAAAAGCTAATATTGCTCTAGGCAAATCATTAGCCACTACATTCGAGAACATATCTAGTACTACATCTTCTAAAGCTAAAGAGATGGCCGATGGTCAATTTGATCTTTGGGTAAAGAAGAATTTATTCTACTCCGCAACTAAACGGAAAGCCTTAGAATCTGCAAGATCCAAAGCAACCACTGATGGTGCGAAGGAAGTAATAGATAACATGCTTAAAGACTTAGACGGTTTAGATACTGAACTAACCTCAAAGCGTGCAGAACTTAAGAAGACTTTTAAAGAACTCTACTTAGATGTAGAAGCTGCTAGAAATGAAGCTAAGGCTCTAGGTAAGAAAGCAAACAAAACTCCTGAGGACATAGCAAGGTTGAATGAACTTGCATACAGTCTTTCACAGAATGCTTATGCAAATGGTCCCTTTGATACAACAGAAACTAGATTAGCACGAGCACCTATAGGTAAGAAGGCCTCGTTAGAAACTGCAGCTGCGAATAATCTTATTCGTATCGAAGACATAAAAACTAAGTTAGCAGCGGGAGCACCTGCCACTTCCTTAATGGGTATGTACAAAGGACTTCCGTACAGCAATGATGAGACAAGGGCTTTGAAAGTAACATTAGATAATAAGTTAGCAGAAGAGTCTGCCAAGCTTTCTGAAGTTGCTGCGAACTTTGAAGCAAACGTGAATGAGTTAGATGCTCTTCAAGATCATATAAATGATGAAGATCCTATGATGTTATCTGAAATCATGGAACCAGAAGCTATTGAAGCTTTCGGATTACGTGACATGCCTTGGACTAGCGCTGCTTACAACAATAGTTCATTATTAATACAAGGTAAGATAGCAGAACATACTCGAGCTTTAGAAAATATCGCTGCAAGACAATCCACCATCAATAGATTCATGGATGGTGAGTACGATCCTCAGTTAGATGAAAGTGCTACTGTGTTGAAAGACTATAAAGCATTAGATGCTGAAGATCAAGATGCATTTGTTAATGAGCTGTTCTATAAAGAAAAGATCTTATTACCTACAAAAGCATACATTGCTGAGTTTAGGGAAGAGTTGATTGAAGATGAAACTGCGTACGAAGCAGTGCACTCTAATCTACTTGCAGCCAAAGCTTACTTTACTGCACATGAAGACACAAAGAAACTCGCTCAGATAAATGCATTCTTAGATGTGCTTGAGAATAAAATATTCCCTGCATTAATTAAGAATGTGAATCAGCGTTCTGAGAAACACCGTGAGGTAAACAATGCATTGACAGCACATTTAGTAAGGGCAATCTTTACTCCCAAGATGAGTAAGTTGTTTGAGTCTGTAATAGGTGCTGAGAAAATGGCAAAAATTAAAGAGGAGCTTAATGAAGGTGAAAATGATGTACTTCCTTTTGATGGTGTTCTATCTATCGTTTCTACATTTAGAAATCTTTCTACTGCAGAACAAGAACATGAGTTCTTAGATTCACTAAAAGAGATTAAGTTCTCAAAAGATTTTGAAGCGTTTGGGTTAAAACCTGCTCGTGTAAAGGAGTTGGATACCTACTCCTTAACAGGTCCTATAGCAGTCATAGACAATCTCATACGAGATCATTATGGAGATGATGTGCCTCCGTACATCACTAAGTTCTCTAACGACTATGACTTTAACTACTTAGCTAAAGTTGCTAAGCCCGTAGACGATAAGTTCGCTCTTAAAATTAAAGACTACTATGAGCAAGCATTAGCTTTAGGGTTAATTACTAAGCTCATGGGTTCGAACTTAGATTACGTAAAGTTTGTTGCTCTTAAAGAGAAATTAGCACAACCGCCTTCCTTACAACAGAACATTGTTCTTACTCAAGGGATGTTGTTCCTTACTAATCCTCCGCTAACTGTTTCGCATGCTGGAGATAACGTATTACTATCTAAAGGTATTGGTGGTAGCGGTAAGACATTCTTACTAGCTAGTTCGCTATATGAGATGTACAAGTCGCTGAACCCAGCAGCTAAAGTCTACGCATTCTCTAAGACAAAACTTACTTCAGAGAATATCAATAACGCAATCTTTGGAGATAAAACTAAAGGTTCGTTTGAAGCCTTTATGGCTGCAGATATCTCCCCTTATGATTACATAGTTATAGATGAGGTCTATACCTTTTCTAAGGAAGAACTAGATGCTATCACTGCTAAGATAAAGTCTAAGAGGATTATTGCCTTAGGCGACCCTTCACAGCTTAAAGCTGAGGCTGAGTCTTCACTCGATAAATCGCTACGTGCTTATAACACTATTCCTCTTACAACTTCGTACCGCACAAATGTAGGTTATATAGCTTCGTTTATGTCTAAGTACCAGTTGAATGCTAAGGAGGTACAATCTCCAATTGCTACTGCTTCAGAAGAACTATCTTCTATCACAGACACATCCGCAGTCTTTGGAGTAATAGGTGCTAAAGATACTGAGTTTCAAAAACTCTTGTCTACACCTACTACACGTTCAAGAGTAGTTTTAGTTTCTTCACAAGAAGATAAAGCTAAGTATTCAGGTGTAACTGTCCTTACAGTAGCAGAAGCACAAGGATATCAGTGGGATGAAGTGTTTGTAGATATCAATGAACTTGATTTACCTGCAGAGCCTTTCGAAATGAATAAGGTTTACTACACAGCGTATTCTCGAACTAAGTCTCTATTAGTCACTACTTCTCCTTCTGTTGTGAATGGTGCTCCTAATACTGACATGAGTTCTACGATCACTAACTCTGTAGAAGAGCTTACTAAGACAAAGGATTACTTTAACTCTAATATCAATTCTGCTAAGAATCTTCAAAACATCTTAGCTGGTGTTACGATTATTTCTCCTAGTGCGCTAACTGAGGTTACTGCTACTGAGGAAGATGTTGAAACTAACTCATCTGAAGACGTTGCTATAACAAGCGAAAGCTTTGCTGCAATAGATCCAGCTGATGTCGTTCTTCCAACTCCTGAACTTCAAGAAGGAGAAGCTTTCCTTATCAACCCTACTAACTACGCTTTTTCAAGAGGAAACGTGCCTACTTCAGGTATTGGCCATATTATTCCTTTATCACGTAATGGAGTAAACTTCTATCAGGTAGTAATGAAAGGTAACGAAGGTAAGTACTATAGAGTTGCGGTTCTCTCCGAAGAGGAAGCGAAGACTATTCCGCTTAAAGGAATGCCTGTATTAAATGAAGCAGCACTTACTGAAGTCATCCCAGATATCTCTTTAATCTCTGCTGGAGAAATTGAGATCACACGAGCTGATGCATTATCCATCTCTTACATTCCTGGAGCATTTGAAACAGCACAGCCTGCTTACGACAATGGAGCTACTTCGTTAATCGAGGATGTAATCATTAAGTTCTACACTTCTTACTACGGTACACACCCTTCAGGTTTAGAATTCATTCAATCTCTTAATCCGGAAGAACGTTGGGTAAATAAAAATGCAGATGGTACGTACACTGTTAACTGGAAAGCAATACAGCGTACAGTTAAAGACCCATCAGGTAATGATGTGATTGTTTCTGATATCAATCTTAAGATCTTTGACAAGCATAAAAACAAACCCCCTAAGGAGTTAGCTCACGTCACGCCTGCTCCAGGCTTTCCTTACTTAATCTTTAGCAACCTTAAACGTGTTGGTAGGGAAGGTATTGTAACAGCTTCAGAGAAACCTTTTGTAATACCTCTTAACTCTTCACCATTAGATGCATCTTCAGTTTCTAATTTAATAGAGTTCACACGTGCTGCAGAAGTGTTAGAGCAAGAACTTGGAATTCCACTTGGTTCAGAAGAGTTTGGTGATACTGTACGTTCTGCTTCTGAACATTATGAAGTAGATATTGATACGCATACTGGAGAAAACACTTACGGAATTAAAAAGAAATCTACTGCTCCTCCTATCTCTTCCGCAATGGATCAGGTTGTGAGAGGTGTGTTTGGTGGAACTCGTAGGATGGTCACGTTCGAAACTGAAGATGAAGCAGTTGAGTATCTAAATGAGAATGGAACTACCATCGAAGGCACTGATTACTTTAAAGTAAATGGAGATGTAATTGTAGCTATTACTGAGACTAAGAATAAGCGATTCAGATTAGAAGCTTCTACTGATGCAACTAATCGAGAAGAGAACACAATCCCATATAAGCAGTTGCAAATGCGTGAAGGTATGGGCCCAGCTCAGCATGAATTTAACAACCTAGCTAAAGCTAACTCTAATGTAAATGGAGAACAGCTCCGGAGAAACTTGATGAAGTGGGATCCAGTGCAAAAGAAGAATGTGAAACAGTCTGGTATGTATCGGGCAGGTTCGTTGCTCACTAACTATGAAACAGATGAGAAAACTGGAGATAGTTTCGTAAAAGAGTTTGTTGATTATGATAGGCTCTACGCTAATCCTGATGTAATCGCATTACTTGGAGAAGGTGTGCAGTTTACGGACCAAGATAAACTTTCTGATCTGCGTACTGCGCTACAACGTGCGTACCAAGATAGAGGCAGTGATGCAGCTACAGCACGAGGACAAGCAGAGAATGTAATTTTCTTCTTTACTTCTGCCGAGACCACACTCCCATTCTTACAAGCAATTGTTAATCCTATCTTAGAAGAGGGAGCAAATGGAAATTTGAACACTCCTTTAAAGATGTCAGAGATCAGCAGAACTAATCTTGCGAAAGATCACAAAACTGTATCTCAACAACTTTCGTCTAGCTTCATTAAAGTTAATCCTACAACTGTTACTTACAAGTTAACAGATGCGATTGTAGTGGGGCCTGAAGTTGAGAAAGGAAAAACTTATGGAGCTAAGGAATTGTTTAGTGAAATGAAGGTTGTAGGTGAACTCGAGCGAATACGTTTGCTAGTGGAAACGGCATTACCTGAGCAAGCTAAAGTATATGAATCTCTTAAAGGTATATATCTTAATGGTGAGTACCGTAAGGATTTAGCTATGACAGCTTTAGATGAAAATGGAGTATTTTCCATTAGTGTTGGGTTACCCGTGGGTAAAATAGAGTCTCATCTTATGTTGCATGAAGGATTGCATGCTGTTACTAAAGCTTCATTAATGAAAGGAAAAAAGGATAGGTTATCTAAAAAAGATACTCCTGAAGCCTTATTATATCAACGTATAGCAGCACTTAAGAAACGTTTTGATGGTGCTGTCAAAGGTAAAATTAATCCTGACACAGGAAGTAAATATAAGCTAACTGAGGTATATGAAACAACACCTTCTGAACTTGACATTTTTGAGTTCGTTGCATCGTTATCTAATCCTAAGTTTAGAGAACTTGCTAAGTCAATAGAAGTGTTACCTAAGTCTAAAGACTCTATCCTAAAACGGTTACTTCAAACGATCTTAGATTACTTAGCGGATATCTTAGGACTGGATGCTAATGTTTATGATGCAACACTTGCCGTACTTGAGAACTTCTATGGTGACACAAAGGCTCAATTCTTACGGCCTGCTCCACCAGTTGTAGTAACGAGATCTGTTACCGAAGTGAAAGCTGAGACTCTTGGCCGGCTGAACAAACAATTGAATGATGCAGATGAATATGAGTTTGATGAACTTGCAGCTAATGTAACTAGTAGTTTTCCTATGTTGGAGAGAATCCCTACATATGGTGAAACTTCTAACCTTAAGTTCAGGGATAGCTTCTTGCTTCTCCCAGAAGAAGAGCAATTACGAATTCTTAGTAGTATAGGCACATCTTCATTCGCCTACGTTAATCAGAATGTGGAACAGGTATACACGCACTTAGGAACTATCTACACATCCAAATCAATGGGTTTGTACTTAGACACACTACTTGCTGGTAAGGAACTAACTAAAGAACAGATTAACTTAATCAAGTCTATCATATTCTTAGATGCTTCTAATCCAACTACTAAGTTAATTCCTAACATCCTTAAAGCAGTTACCAATGACCGGGATGCGTTATATGATATTCTGTTTACTCAAGTCTTCAATAACAAAGACAAGTCAGAGTTCCTTATAAAAACTAACTCGACTACTAATCGTGAAGCCTTCACTAAGATGATGACCTTGCCAGAGTTTAACAAACTGTTTGAAGCATTAGGTTACTTGGTTATGCCTGAGATTGCACTCGCGATTCAGAAGGTTGAAGATCGTTCAGCTGCACGTTATATAGTAGCTAAGAACTTAGTTCTTAATACGGTTTCTGCTAATATGGCTAAGACAACTGAAGTGATGAAGATTAGGAATGAGTTATTCGCAGAGCTTAAAACTAATCTTTCTAATCCAGCATATGTTTTCCCTAATGGATTGACTCGCTCAGGATCTGCTAAAGCAATCAAAGCGTTGTATGCTGAATTAGGAACAGCGAATTCTAATCGTAAAGTTGAAATTCTATATAATGAATTGCCTGCTCTCGAAGATATGTTAGCTGGTATTGATTCTCTTACGTCAAGCAATACTAAAACTAACACTTTAGTTCTTAAGGACATTATCAAGGATATCTATCCTAACACAAACTTTGATGAGAATGCTATTGGACGTGTGAACTTGGAGCTTGCTGAGTTAGGAGAAGAGGAATTCTATTCAGGTGATACTGAGTTAAAAGAGTCTTCTGGTATCTTAGAATATCTTAAGTTATATAACAAGTCTTATGAGACCACACTCTCTGAAAGTATGAAGGACTTCTTGTCTTTTGTGCAGGTAGGTAATAGGTATCTATCATCAGCACTTGTGTACATTAAGACAATGCAGCTCGCTTCTACTCTTGATTGGACTCAAAGTCTTTCGAGTACCAAGAACTCTATCAGTGCGCAGTTGTTAAAACTTAAATCTGATTCTGGTCTTTCAGGGTTAGATCTTGCAATCATAGATAACTTATATAACAATATAATCCTTGCTACTAATAACAGTTTTGTAGATGGCGTAACCATCCCTACGAATCTTCATATTACAGCAGTGAATTCTATTGCAGGCGTAAATGCTTACATTGCTTATGAAGCAGACGGTATAAAAACTCTTGCTGAGTTAGAGAAGCTTCCTACATCAGGTAAGCAGATGACATCTAACTCACTATTCCTTTTCCTTAAGGCGAAGAATAATGCTCTTACGATTGCACAGTTCAATAAGATGTTACACAAGGCAGATGCTATAAACGTCTTACGAGGTGTTCATAATACTATGGCTTCAATGAAGGAAACAGATTTGTTTATCTCTACACGTACATCTGCAGAAGGTAATACATTCCGTATGGTTAAGTCTCGTTCTTCTGACGTTTCTGTCACTATTAAAGAGTTTATCTCTAATGAATTGTATGAGCGTTTTGGTAACGGCACTTTGAAAAGTCTGCACACACTTTATTACGATCATAAGTTCGTGTCAGAAGGCAAGCCTACAACAATACGGGCTGCACTAAGTAGTAACCCAAAAGCTAAGAAAGTGGCTATTCGATATTTCTATAAGATGCTGAATCTTCCAGCTAATAATCTGACGATTAAAGATGAGGAGGTTGCTGAGCTTGCAGAGAAGATAAAAGGATTGCTTAGCCATACTGCTAAAGTCACTTCTGACATTGTTACTTCTGAAGATGATACTGTTAAGGTGTTTAACTTCCCTGAATGGCTAGAGAGTGTCGATGGTTATATCTCTGAGATCAATAAACCAATGGCTAGATCTGATGAGTTTATTCGTAACCCATCTGTACTCGATCTTAATGGTAATAAGTTCTATAAGTATCACGAGTCTTCCTTTATGTATGATGTACTCAACAACATTATAGATATAGATTCTTCTTTAATCAACTCACAATCAACTAAGAATTCTAAATTTAGAGTTGTGCCCGATCACCTACTTACCGACTTACATAAGCATAATATATTTATACAGTCTCCAAAAAGAGCTGCGAATAGAATCTATGCTGTAGGTGAGTATGCTGGCGCTAAGAATAAAGACAATGGCTCTTCAACCGAGTACCTACGTGAGAACAAGTTCTTTTTCTTCCAGCGTAAGTTTATTACTGGATTTGTAGACGGCATTCGTCAATATGGAAATTCTTACCACCAGTTTTCTTTTGTTCCTTCAGACTCTCCTAAGCATCCATTAGTTCGTTTAGGATTACTTTCTATGGACAAGACAAAATATGGTATAGCAGAAATGTTTGATTCTTTAAAAGCGAAAGCAAATCTATTAGAAAGAGGTATCATAGATATCGAGAAGTATGAGAAGTCACTTAGTTCTAATCTATTCGCTAACTTTAAAGTTGGCTTAAAGGTAAGTACTGAGTTTCCTAATTGGAGAGAGATTCCTTCTGATGAACTCGCAGCTCGTGCTTACGATTACTTAAAGAAAGAAGCGCTTACTTACTTAGAGAACAATATTAAAGAGTTAGAACCTTCTTTTGATAAACGAATGATCGCTACCATGCTTTCTTTACGAAACGCTGAAAAAGAAAAGAACCTCTTTAGTGGTGAGTTTAATGAACTTTTAGATACTATTCAATATGACTTTACTAAAGGTGAGGAAATTATTAATTTTAAATCTAGTGATAAGGGCAATATAAATTTAATTTTACCATTGTTTACTCTTTTTTACTTAAATAACACTGTTAACTCTTATCATTTAAATCAATTATATTTAGGTGACTACTCAGCGTTTCCTTCTGTAGATATGATTATTAAACGTTTTGCTGGGACAAAAGCTCCTGGTATTCGTGGGTTAGTTGACCCAATAATAGGTATGAAAGAGACCTACAAACTTGCTATCCTTGCTGATACAGTAGTCGGATTAGAAACTACACGAGCTAAGTTTGCAGAGCTGTTCTTCGGCGGCGTAGTACCTGAGAATGAGAAAGAAGAGTTCGAAAACTTTATGACATTTTTTGGTGATGAGTTTGAGTCTACAGATGCGCAAGGGTTTATGACTCCTGCTCGCTTAGCAGATCTTTCTAAAGGCTTTGAGAAATCTTGGACATTAGGTAATGTCCACAAGCCTGTGTACTTCGGTATAGACCCACATACTTTCAATGATAAAGATGGTAACCCTGTAATGAGTACTTCAATCGCTCGGTATGTTAAAAACTCTACAGTAGTCCTTACTGACGAGTTATGTGCTAAGTTTAAGTATCTTGCAAGGTTACGAGAAGTGATGGAGAGTCAGGGTAATGATGAAGCTGTCTTTAGATCCGCTGTCAAAGTTGGATTGCCTATTTTATATTCTGAAGAAGGTGTGCCTTTGAAATATCCTACGATGGCTAATATTATGAAAAAAGTAGCTGGCAAGGATACTGATTTATCTTCTTTAGAAGGAATAGGAGCTGTTGGAATGTTAAGTGATTTTGCAGATGCATATGATTCTGCGCCAGTACTGCCATCTCTTACGCTATCTAATCACAATTATCGGTTACAGTTCAATGCTACTACAGACGTAGAGAAAGATGTTTCAGTTTACTCTCAGTTGATGTACTTCTTAAATGTATATGGAGACAAGCTTAAGAATCCTGCTTACGAGAATACACAAGTTGCAGCAAGACAGGTGTATGATTTGATAGCAGAGTTAATAAACGATGGTAAGAAAGAGTTCTTCGATACTTTAACTAAAGAAGGGTTGAATAAATACTTAGCTAAGAACTTGGGAGGTTCAGGATCTGAAAGAGCTCTTGACCTTATATATAATGGTGTAAACCATAATCACCCAATTCTTGAGAAGAAAGGTATCATTGCACTTGCTTCTGGTTTAGGAAAATCTACTACCAAGATTAAGTTTAAAGGTGGTAAGCTTGTACTTCAAACAGCAGAAGGTGTGTCTTGGGATACAGGAACAGATATAGTTGCAACTAACAAAACAAATCTAGATGCGCTTACTTACAAGTATGAAGAAGTAAATGGGAGAAAAATGTTAGTAGCTGAAGTTGTAGTTCCTGCTGAGTTACTTACTACAGAACAGCGTGTGGCGCTTAAGAACGGCCAGAGTATTTATACTATGCCTGATGGTATGGCATTTCGTATTCCTTCTACTGAACTCCACTCTGCAATTGCATTTCGTATTGTAGACACATATCCTGGTGGTAAAACAAACGTGATTATAGCTCCTAAAGAGTTAGTGCCTATTCATGGTAGTGACTTTGACGTAGATAGTCTCTTTGTAATTATGCGTGAGACTGTAAGCATTTCTGAAGCTTCTTATGTAGATGGAATTGTGTTAACAGGACTTATATCTAAACTTGGACAAGTGTTTAATGAGTTAAAAAGTTTAGAAGATACACTTGAAAGTCAAGAAGACATATTAAAACTGCAGGAATTAAAGCGTACGTTTAAAGAACAATTTAAGTTATCCGTAGAAGTTGCTACAGCTACTACTGATAGTGGACTTGAGTTAGAACGTAAGTTCCAAGAGGCGTTCATAGCTTCTAAAGCTCCTAATGAAGCTACATTCCGTAAATCTTGGATGAAACGTAATCACATAGTAATGGGTCCAGATAAAATTATGGAACCTACTGTATTAAGTGCGTTTTCAGAAATGATTACTAAGATTGAAGACTTCTCAACCTTAAATCCTTCATTTATTCCTTATCTCGAGACAGTTCTTAAGTTTATAACTGAGATAGTTTCTACTGAAGATGTGATGATAAATACTAATGCCGATACTCCAGTAGGTTATGAGGTTGTAAACAACAAGTATTCTTTATCTAAAGAATACCTAAACTATATCAAATATAACTTAGCTGCACTAGAAAGCTTAGAAGGTTCTCTACAAGAGGAGTTAAAAGCTGGGTTTGGAGGATTAATTTCTAAAAGTATTAAATCTCTCAAGTCTCTCAAAGCTAAGTACCTTAAGAACTCTGTCACAGAGACTATGTTAGATGTTATTACGGACGAGAACAATAAGTATCGTATGACTACCCCAATTGCCTTTACTGCTCTTACAGACATCATTGATGATGATTTCTACAAACAGTTTCAACAAGGTAAGGACTTAGATTTAACTAACTTAGAAGATGAGTTTCAAGCATTCGAAATGCTTACAGCTGGTGTTGTATTAACTGGTGCCTTTGCTAATGCAGCTAAATCATTTGGTTACTTAGCTACTGCTGGTGCGGAGGAAACTTTAAATAAAATTTATATTTCTATTGGAGAACTTCAACAAGAGTTATTGATGACTTCTGATGCTGATAAGAAAACTGCGCTTAATAAACAGATAGATAATTTACAGAAAGCTAAGGACGACTATTATAAAACTTTCGAGTTTAAAGAGTACCGTTCACCGGTTCTAAATTATGATACTCGCTATCGCTTCAATATAAACGGAGAAGATACACTGTTTGATAGGATCGCTACTAAAGATGCTGAAGGCAAATACTTAGTTACTCAAGTTCTTGATACACTTACTAATGCTGCGATAGATAACTTGAAACTTGGTTATTTATATCGCGCTGGTATTAACCAGAACATAGGTAATGCAGTAGTAGGACTTGTTTCTACAGGTATGCCAATGGAAGCTATAATTGCGTTATTATATCAAGATGTATTCAAACCATTAACTAAATCTAAAGTTAAGAACGCTAGTACGTTTGTAGCTGATCTTTTAAAGAAGTACCCAGTAAGTACTAAGGTGTTGTCTCTCGAAGATCTGAAAAATAATATAACAACTCCTAATGATGAAATCACTGCAGCTGCGGTTCATCTTTTCGCTAAAGGCTTTAAGATTGGTGGGGATATGAGATCATTATCTACGTTCCTTAACATTGTTAAAGAGCAGGAAGTGTTTGTTCAGAATATCTTTAAGAACCAAGAGTTGCTAGAAGCTAAGATAGGTACATATAAAGATGGAGTACTTAAGTCTCGTCAAGACTTCTCATTCATTATTCCTAACATGTTCAACTCTGCGGCACATTTAAAAGCTGCTTACGAAGTAAACACGGATCTGATTTCCTTTATTAAAGACAAGTGGTCACTCCACTCTGATCCTATGATACATATGTCTAAAGAAGTTTACAAAGCAGTAACGCTTAACTCTGCAGATGAAACTGGAGAAGAGTATGTTAAAATTCGCCGTGCATTCTCTAATTACCTGCTAGCTTCTGACCCGTTAATCAAGTCGAGGCTTTCCTTAGTAACTCCTAAAGCAGTTACTCTTTCTGATGGAGGTTCATATGTACTTTCTAAACAAAGAACATTTAATGATGAAGTTGCTACGTTTATTCAGAAGTTACAAGCTTATGACAGAACTCACCCATTAGGTGAACGTAACGAATTCTTAAACACGCTTTCTATACAGTTTAATGATCAGAAAGTTCGTACACTTAGTTTTAGAGCAGGTATAGGTATTCAACCAGAAGATATTGCTAAACTTGCATTAGGTTTTAAACAACTTAACCAGTATACAATCATCAATGGTGAAGTTACAAGATCCTTAGTTCTTGATTCGTCTAAGGTATCTCCAATACAACGAGATCTTTTAGTGTACGCACTACTTAATCTTGGCTTGGACAACTCATCCTCTTCTTACGCAGCATATATTCCATCTACAATGTTTAAAAACGTTATAGATAGATATGTAACTAAGTTGACAAACGCTTCTGAAGGTGTTACAGGTGCGCAGCTTAATCACTTTGCGTTGTTTAACGTAATTACAAATGCAAATAGGCTACCTAAGATCTATTACGATAGATCTGCTTCGTTCATTCCATATGATCCAGTTACACAGGCTAAAGCTATAGATGCTGGTTATGAAATAATAACATTACCTAACACGGATACTCGTATTAAGGTGTTCTTTGATAAAAGGTTTACTCCTGAGAAGAACGATAAAGGAGAAGCCAAAGCTTTCCCACCTTACATTAAGGATACATACAAGCAAAAAACTACTGTGTTTAAGCTTGTTCTTTTTACCCCAGATTACGGGTATTACCAGAAAGTGGGAAATATAAATGATGTTTATTATACAGAAACTCCTGATAACTACAATATAGCAACAAACTTTACTCCTACAGAACTTACTGTTCATACAGTTCAAGAGTCTCCAACTACTGCACTTACTTACTCTAAATTAATTAACGGAGTTAAAAAGGATGATATAATTTTTATAACTCCTAGTTATAACTATGATCGCTCATTACGTAGGAAAGTACAAGTAGGAAGCGTTACTAAGAACCCAACAGGTTCAGGTATTATCATAAAGTTTCAAGACATCTCCGATACAGCAGTATTATCTGATTGGGATGAAGACGGAGTACCTAAGTCAGTAGATAACGTGTTAAGAGCCTTCGGTTTAAGTCTTGAGGAATTTTCACAATACAGTCCAGAAGAGCAACAAAAATTATTAGATTGCAATGGCTAAATGCGTAAATATTAATAATCCGGAGTTTAAGGCCCTCCAAGAACAAACTGGCCTTTCAGTACCATTGTTATCTGCTAAGGTTGCTATCTGGCAGGATAAGAATAATGCGGATCATTTTCCAAATGCGAATGAGATAGTAGGGGCTTCGGCCCCCTCAATTTCAGGAGTTGATATAGCCTTTAGAAAATATCCACAGTTAAGTACTGTTGGTAACCAGCAAGAATATGCAGCTTACTTAAATTCTATTTTCCCTAAATCAGCGATTAAAGATATTGTTTATCATGCTGGGCAAATTAATACGCAATTTCCAGAATACATGGATGTTCGTAATGGAGAATTAGAAAGTCTCAGATTACAAAAACAACAAGGTACTTTAGAAGGATTCGATCTGCAAAGATTACAAAGTCTGGAAGAATATTTAAAGCAACCTAAGAAGTTTGACAAGAGTGCTATAGGTTTGTCTGGGTATTCAGGACTATACCCTTCAGGAGCTGGTTTTTATTTTGGTCTTGGTTATGAAAGTACTGTTAGTGAATATGGAGAACCTGGGCTATTCTTAGTGAATATAAAGAACCTTCTCACTTCTAAGTCTAATGATTTTCCTGCTATTATGGACGATTTCAGAGAGCAGAGATCTAAACACATACTCCCATCATTAGGTAAGGATCAAGGATATGATGGTGTATACAATGATGAGTACGATGAGATTGCAGTACATGAACCAGAGCAGGTACATTTTATTGGCACTCCTGAAGATGTAAAAGCATTCAGAGATTTCCTTACTCTTAAGTACCCCGTTTCTCCCTCTTACTCTGTGTTGTCTAATGCAGTTAAAGATGAGATTAAACAGGTGTATACAATGGATGGTGAAGAATACCAGACAGTGACTAATGAGTTTATGCCTGCTATGCAACATAAACCATTTACTCTTGTGGATACTTTCGGAACTCGTCAAGCTGATAACTTTTGGAAAGATACTGACAAGACTGAAAAGAAGAAGTTCTCTCAGTTCGTTACTGCAGTAGATTATGAAACATATAAACGATTAGTAGATGAGACCTATGAGATAGGTAAGTACAAAGGAATAATCTTTCACAAAATTATTTCTAACTTTATTTCTGGTGATAACACGGGTTTATCTGAGATGTATTCGGTATCAGGTATTGCGCCTAAAGAATTTGATTGGTTAGATGCTGAAGCAATAAAGCGTATTATTGGTCGAACAGGCACAAATGCATATAACGATAATCCTTCATTACGAACTGATAAGCTTATTGCGGAACCTTCTATGGTAAGTAAGATTATGAACGTAGGGGGAACACCTGACTTAGTAATAGATCATGGTGGAGATATCTTTAGTGTGTTTGATTTAAAGACAGGTAAGCATTTTGATAGAAACTTTGAACTTGATTTCTTTAAATATGGAAGAGCTGGAGATGCTGATATCTTCGTAAACCCTCGTAACAAGGCTAAGCTTCAGATCATGCTATACGCTATGATGATTAAGCTGAACAATCCTAAAGCGCGATTTAAGAATTTGGAAGTGGTGCACGTAACTAATCGTTACAATATAGATGAGATAGACTCTGCACGATTCATCAACACACCCGCTTACCTTAAGATGATTAAGTCGTATTTACAGGCTGAGCGTCCTTCTACTTACAAAGCTATGTTAGAAGCTTCCCCTTCTATATTTGATACAGCCACATATAACTATGTCTCTGCTAACAAGTATGGTAACAAGGAAGCTGGAGAAGTGCTTAAACTTAAGATGTTAGAACTTCAATCTTTAGTTATGTTTGATACTAATCTATATAAGAACATAACAGTAGGTAAGCACTCAGGTAAGGAGAGATATGTGCAGATAGCTGAGCTTATTAAAGAGATTAACGAGTTAAAGAGAGATCCTGAAATGGATCTCAAGTCTTGGGATACTGATATGGGTTGGATGGATCGTTGGATGGGAACTAATACAGCTTCTACTAATCCTTATATCAAGGCTTATTACTCGATACTTTCTGAAAAGAAACAGCATGCGAGGACAGCGCATGGTAAGTGGAGAGCTGCTTTTGATGATGTACTGAACCCGCTAATAGAAGAGCGTACAGGTAAGCCGTACTCTAAAGTAATAGGTGGAATAGATCGCACAAAGCTTTTCGAATGGGCATATAAAGGAACTCGGTTATATCATGCTGATGACTCTGAGTTTAAGAGTTTTTCTCAGGCGCAACAGAACTTTTTAAACTTTGTAAACAACTCTGTTGAGATGTTCTTTAACGACAAGTTAGCTAACTATGAGAATATTCCTAAAGGCAACACTGCACTAGCTAATCGAGTAGTTACATTTACAGAGCGCGCTGGCCGCAAACTTAATGTGACCAACCTTGACCTGTTTAATGGTAAGTACTCCAACTCTTCTCGTCCTGAGTTTGCTTACTATAAAGGATTCTTTCCTAAGTATGCTCCTCAGTTATATGATGTAGCTAGAAGGTACAGCACTTTCTCTAAAGAAACGTTAAAGTTTATCTACAATCGTACTTTCACGTATTACTACGAAATGGTGTTTGACAAGTGGGATGCTTCTCGTGAAGCTATTCCTATGAAGTATTTAGATAATGATCATATCATGGATCAACAAGCCTACACACTGAACCTTGAGCTTTCGTTAGATAACTTTGTAAAACAGAACTTTTACAAGCTTCATATGGATGAGGTTTATGCTTATGGGTTAGGTCTTAAGTTATATCTTGACTTTAATAAGCGAATGGAAAATGGTGCAGAAAAGCCAAGACTTGAAGCATATATAGAAGACTCAGTTAATCTTCATATTTTAGGTAAGAAATCTACAGGAATTGATTTTAGTGGCCGTTCGTTTGGCAAAGTAACAGAAGAAGGTTATAAACAGTTTAGTGGAGTTAAGTTTCTTCGTTCAGTTAAATCTTATTTTAGTGGAGTTACTATGTGGTTAAAACCTGTTTCAGGTTCTGTAAACGCTGTGTTTGCTAATCTTGTAACTCTTAAAGAAGCAGCTCGTAACTCTTTTGGTTCTAAGGTAGGCAATGCGTCTTTTGGTCTTTCTCATCTTCGAGAAGGATATGCTGAAGCAATTGGCATGTTTGGTCGAGATGCATTTACAGGTAACTTTCGCACCACTAAAGGTTGGTTACTCATGGAACAATTTGGATATATGCCTGATAATGTGGATTGGTACTCATCTAAGAATGAAATGTTGACAGCTAACAATAATTTATTCACTACTAAAACTTTAACACTTTTTCACTCTTTACCTGAAGAAGTACTTGCGACTTCTATGTTTATAGCGCAACTAAAAGCTATGAAAACTGTAGATAAGAATGGTAACGAGATCTCAATGTGGGATGCTTATGAAGTTGTAGATGGCAATATTACTTACCAAGGAGGATCTCGTGGGCAGCGTAGCACCTCTAATTTCTCAGACAAACCTTCGTATAAGGAAGTACTGGGCTTAGAAATAGAAGAAGTAAATGCTATGAAATTTCTTTATGAGAAGATTCATGGAGGTTATAGGTTAGATGAAAGAGTAGCTGCTGAGTATTATATACTTGGTGAACTTATGATGCAGTTAAAACGTTATCTTCCTTCAATACTTAAAAATGTTTGGGCATCGCGTGGAACGAGACAAGGAGAAGGCTTTTTTAAGAAGGAAGTTGATATCCACGGTAAGGAGATACTTAAGTGGGATGCATCTATTGTAGAAGGCCGTTGGAGAATGTTGTTAGGTTTACTTTTTAATAGGTTAGCTATACAAAATTCTACTCCAGGAGATAAAGGTTCTAAAATACGTGAGTTCTTTGGTTTTCAGTTTGATGAGTCTTACGATTGGGATAAGCTTTCTGAGCAACAGAAAGAAGATCTTAAAGACTTTGCCATTACTTCAGCACTCTACTTCTTTATGATACTTGCAGGTAAGAGTATGTGGGATGATGACGATAAAGACACTACTAAGAAAATGTTCTACCGGATCACTGATGATTTTGGTTCGTATGTTTCTCCAATAGAGATTCTTAAGAATGCGATTAATCTTTCAGCTCCAGTTACAGCTAAGAAGTCAATTGCAATGTTAGATTCATCTTCTAAGTTTTTTTGGAGTGTGCTTATGTACACAGTTGGTATGGATGATAAAGCATTAACACGAGACGGTAATTTCCGAGGGAGTAAAGATCTTCAGAGAAGTATTCCTTTTATTTCTGCATATCACGATTTATATTCTAAGATGGAAAATGATTCTTACTTTCAACAGTTTTTGGATGTGAGAACTTATTAAGCGTTAGGAAAAAAATAAGGGGGTACTTCATAGCGAAGTACCCCCTTTTGTGTTTAATCTCGATTATTTACTTAAGGATCTGAATTCCATTTACTAATAGAGTCTTTCCATCTGCGTGTACCCACTTTTGAAAACCCAATGAGGATTTCTTAGTGTTAGTAAAGCCTTGTGCTTTAAGTGAATTCTTCATCTGTGTGTTAGTGAGCTGACCTTTTTTAGAACGCATGTTATATAAAATTTAAAGTGATAAGTGCAAATATATTTCATCTTCCTTACTCGGGATACTCCAGATCTCAGCATCTTCAGGAAGCGCTATTCCAATCTGACGTTTCCAGTAATCTCGGATAAGGATAAATCTTGAGGGGGTATATTTATCTTTGGTGAGGATTCTATAATCGAATGATAGCTGGCCTTGTATATATTGAGAGAAGTGTTCTCGAACATAAGCGCGATCAATTTCAGAGTACTTGCCTTTAATAAAAGGAGTAACTATGTGGTCTTTTTGGTAGTCCGATATTCTAAATATTAGCATGATAGATCCTGTTAAGGTATCGTATTCATGTTGGTATGCTTCATTAATTCTTGCTTTAGACAGTAAGATAGTGGGGGTGTCCTCACGTAATTCTACGTAAAAGAAATTTCCCCAATCCTCGTTACTTTCATATTCTGAGTTACCTAAGTAGGTGTTGATAATGTAGTTCTGCGGTACTCCCAATTTAAGCATCGGGAGAATGAACGATCTGCTTTTCTGCGTCATTAAATACGTCTAGTTTAATTACACCGTTACTAAGGTACACGTCTTTAGGAAGGTCCCAGTAATCCGTTTCGATATGGAACCTAAGTTCCTCCATTAATTCATTGATTCCTTTATAATACTTATTTCCTACGTAACAACCTGTTAAACCACACTCTCTATCCCTTTTACTTGTTTTATAGATCACTGCAGCTTGCGATGAGCTTAGCTTAGAGTCTACAACTACAAATACAAAATCTTCAATAGTGTAGCCATCTGCTACTAAGTTGCTAATTAGCTCATCAGTAAGCATTGCTTGCTCGTAAAAAGCGCATTGTCTGTAATATCCCCACTTTAAGAAACTCTCATGAAAGTTATAAACACCTCCTGAGGTAGTCTTCAAATCAAATGGGTATATCTTCTTTTCCTTGTGATCAATTCGTATGCCGTCTAGCAACCCTTTACATTCAAACCCGTTATAATCAAAGTAGATAGGGTATTGGTGTATTAGTTCTATATGGTTATCCATCCAATCATCCCAAGTAACAAAGTAGGGGTGGGTAAATTCATTAGCGAGAATCAGGTCCTTACATTTCAATACTAACTCATATTCATCTTTACTTATGATTACTTTTCCAGTAACTTCGCATACAGACCTATAATATTTAGCTGTTTCTTCATTCTTCCACATGTTTTCGATAACACGTTCTATCTTCATTTTATACCCGGACTTTTCATATCCCACTTGATAGAGTTCAGATGCGGATGATTCGTCGAGTCCGCATGGTAGATGCTCTACAAATTTCCCCATGTATCCTGATGGGCGTATAGCATCACTTACATGGTAATCATTTTCCCAACGATCTGGTGAAGTGAGAAGGCAGTCCAAGGCACCGCCAATACGAAATGCTTTTCGATCTTCATCTTCTGTGTCTGGGTTGTTAAACTTGATTTTTATCCATCGAGGATTGTGTAATCCACTTAACATAGAGTTACTCACCCTCTTGCTCTTAAAGTAATCCGTTATTTTAGTATCCATTATTCTTGCAGTTTTTCATCTGTTCTCTTGTTTGTATATACACGTGTCTTAGCGTTATAAGTGACGCTTAATTTAACTTCCCCGAAGAGAAAACACAATCCAAAAATTCCTAATATTGCTGCTAATGCTATCATAGTTCTGTAATTAATTCTGAGTTAGATCCTGGGAGTACTTCCGTGATTTCTGGTAATGGTGGTATTGCTTCTTTTTCAACTAACTTAGCATACACTTCTTTAGAAGCAGCTTCAAGTTCTTCAGCAGTAAAGCCTAAACCTGAGTAGCGATCTATAATATCTCTTTCTTTTGTACCTAAGATCTGCCCTAAGAATATATATTTAACGTATAGTGGGACTAACTCTTCAAGCTCTTTGTACAAGTTTTCTGTCTTTTTATTCATCTTCGTTAACTGTTAGTAATATCTCTAACACTTCTGTTGGTGTCTTAGTTTTGTTCATTACCGCTACTGACTTAAGTTTGTTTTCAAATCGCTCATTATTTCTAATGTGCTTAGTTGGGAACAACACTTTACCTTCGTTAGCGACGATTTGATTCTTTACAGCTTCATAAGAAGGGATTCCCCACCTATGATTGATATATTCTTGGTCTTTATCAAGATCATTAATTTCTTGTCGTAGAACTTCAAGTTTAGCAAGTCCTGTAGCCACCATTTCAGCGTGCTGTTCTTGTATTTCTTCTCGGTCTTTAATTAACTTTAAAATATGCTTGCGTTCTACATCTTTTACAAACTCTTTATATTTTTCAGATTCTTTGATAGCTTCATTATGAAGAACTATCTCTGCTGCTTTAATATCATATGCTCTTTGTGCAAGAACATTTACTTCGTCTTTTGTCAAGTTTGCCATTTTTCTAAATTTCTTTGTATGTAATTACTTCTTTTACTTGCTTAGGTGTTTCGTAAGCCGTCATTGTGCTGCTATTTGCAGTATCGACTATGGTTCCATAACTAGCTATTGCTTCAGTTTCGTTATCTTGTAATACAATGAAACTTGTCTGTTCACCAGCTTTTAAAGCTACCGTGCTTTTTGTTATACAAACAAGATGATACATTCTAGCTTCAGCCATAGCTTCTTCTGAATGCGATTCTCTAAGCTTGTCTAGTATAGCATTATCAATACTATCAAATTCTGTACGTGACCAGTTGTTCTTTATACTTATTTCTAGCTCCCATAAAGCTTCTCTCTCCATGATAGCTTCTAATGTTTCTTGTTTCATATTGCTGAAATTAATTTTTCAAGTTTTGTTAATCTGCTACTCATAACAGGGAATGCTTCGTAAATAAGCTCTTCTGCTTCATCATAAGTAAGAGTGTTATCCATGTGAGCTTTCATTAGAGTATTACGCTGCTCCTCAGTTGCATAGTCTTCATTCATACGCTCTGCAAATATCTTATCCTCTCGTATCAACTTATTGATATAAGCGATTCTCACATCAATCATCATGAAGCACTCTTGAAACACTCGTAAGTTCTTGATCTTCTTTATGGCGCCCATAATCTGTTTTTTGTTTCGCGGCATGAATAATATCTTCTTATCACCTTCTTCCTCAAGTTTCTGCTTGAAGAACTTCCACTTAATCATAAAGTCAGGAGTCTTCATTCCTTTAGTCTCCATTATCCAATACGGCCCTACAAAGTCAGGCGTATATGTTACCTGTATATTAGTAGGGGATAATTTGTCTTCTTCTACGCAAAAGTTTTGGCCTTTAAATCCTTCTAAGAGAACGTACTTAGTCGGTTCGTATTTAAACTCAAGGCCTGCTTCTTTAAGTAGTGTAGCAGCTGCTCCTTCTAACAGAGACTTATACTTAACACCATCTACGATTATCTCTTTTGCTGCTCCTCGTCTTCGTACTTTAACGTCCATTACGTTATTTTTATTTGCAGTTTTGGGTAACTATTTTTCATATTGTTGTAACTACAATTAGATGAAAGTAGTTTTGCAACGACATCAATACTGATAAATACAATAGGAGTTGTTTCATACAAACCTCCATTTAGTTCATCTAGACGAAGAAGAAGTTCATCTACTTCTGTGATCTGAGTTAGATCATATTCATATTTCTTTGGTTTAGTTGCCCACCAAGCAAAGATTATAGTTAGCGCCATGACACCAACTGCTAAATACCAAGGTATTATACATATCACCATACAATTTCTTTCTTTTTGAGTGATTTGAGAATCTCATTTGTTTTAGAGAAGTATTTACCACCAAAGAATCCAGCTCGATTTGCACTGAGTGGAGATGGGTGTGCGCCCTCAATAAAATGATGAGTTGTGTTCGTTATCACTTTCTTGTAGCTTTTTGCATAATTTCCCCACATTACCCAAATGATATCATTTTTAGTATTCAAGTGTTCTATGATCTGTTTAGTAAATGGTGCCCAAAGTTCAGAGTGAGAGTTTGGTTTGCCATGTTCTACACTTAGTGCTGTATTTAGTAGCAATACTCCTTGTGCTGGCAAGTGTTCTAAATAAGAAGAAGAAACTTTTCTTTTTATACCTTCTAAGTAGCCATTTAAATCACTTTCTAACTCTATTAAGATGTTCCGTAAAGACGGGGAAACCTTTTTACTTTTTACAGGATTATCGAAACACACTCCTATTGCGCTACCATCATGGTATGGATCCTGTCCAATGATAACTACTTTTACCTTATCTTCTGAACATTCTTTAAACGCACGGAATATACTGAGTGCTTCTGGGTATACTGGAGCTTTTTGGGCTTTTGTTTTTATCTCGGGAGCGATGTTATCGTAGAAATAAGTAAATGCTTCTGGTATTGCTTCAGCCCAATCCGGAGATATGATATTTCTATCTATTAATATTTCTGTTTTTGTCATGCGTAGTTTATTATAATTAAAATGGGACATCGAATGTGACGTTTGGAATGACATAGTTTCTCACTTGTTTAGATATCATTTTCTCTACCATACGTTTTGTGGTTTTTAATCCGTAATGCTTGCAGTGGTCAGATACATCTTTAAATGAGTAAGGATTGACTAAAGGCATAGCTCCTATAAATTCGGATATTTTCTTGTTAGTAGCTAGTCCTGCAGCATCATTATCCATATATACAAATAGATACTTGAATCTCCGTTTAAGAGACGAGAGAGTGGACTTAATAGTAGTGTTTCGTAAAGAGATAGTTTCGGAGTCAAAGTTAATAGCATTGAAGCCAAGCTCTTTAAGTACCATCGTATCTTTAGCGGAGGAGGTAATAATGACTGTTTGCCCTACCCAAGGCAAGCGTTCTAATCCGAATACGTCATCATGGTTAGAATCTCCAAACCATTTATCATCATTTTTAGTTATTGGTCGATAGAACTTTTGTCGCTTAGAAGAATACCCGTAACTAAAAATTGGGTTTAAATCTCTCCATCTCTTGTATACATTACCATTGATATACAGCGTTTTAATTGCTTTTACTCTAAAGTAATTTAAAGTTCTCTTACTTATATAATATTTCTCAAAGTACGAAAAGTTTTCGTGTTCTAAGTAGGAATAAATTCTTTCTTCCACTGCTTTCTTTTCTTTCTTAGTATATCTTTGTTTATTATCTAATATTAATTTTAATGCTTGGGAACGATTAATCTTTTTCAAGTTCATCACCATTCCCACAGCATCAAAGTTATCTCCAGTCTTAAAATCGTGGTAGTAGAGCCTACCAGTTTTAGCATAATAAAATCCACAAGTTGGGTTTTTGTCTTCCCTAAACAAGCAAATAATATTCTTACCGTCAAGTTTAATATTGAAGAAGTGTTCTATAATGGATTCTTGGTTCTCTAGGATAAATCTGAATGGGTCAAAATCGGAGTCAAACATTTTCTCTTATTCTAATTCTCGTTATCTTCTGTTTTTGATTTGAAAATTGTATTTACGACAATACAGTCGTTATCTCTGGTGCTAAACATCTGTCCTGCTCGTGCCTTCTTCAAGAAGCTTTTCACTTCGTTGAATATAACTTCATCTGTGCTGTCATC